ACATCTAATCTTTTAGCAATAACATCTATAAAATTAATTTGATTATTAGTTATTTTAGTAACATTATCAGGGCCAATATCATCTTCTGTTGCGTCCACTACCTCTTCAGCAGCTAACACCTTACGAAGCCTTAAAGCTCTTCTTAACGCACGACCTTCTGCTCTAGTTTCAGCTACAGCTACAGGATGATTTCTAAAAACTTTGTCACAATTGCCCCAATATACGTCTGCTGCGCCATTTACAGTCCTGGATTTAGTTTCTGGTGTAATATCTTTACCATTTAAAACATAGCTGAGAGAATGGACTACAGTAGCTCTTTTCTCATTATCTGGCCTCGGTGATTGCACTACTTCTGAAGTAGAATCTATAATAGCACAATTCATAGCGGTTTCAAATATTCTTCTCAATCCATCTGTAGTAGGATTTCCTTGTATTTTTTCATCATCTGAAAGTAGACCAAGAACATGATCTGTCCAATCTAAGTCAGCAATAGTTGGAATTTTATTATCGCTTGCAGTTTCTACTTCTGCTTTTTTTCTAGGCATTATTTGTCCTCTATTTCTATAATTTTAGAATTTCTACTATTAATATTTTCTAAAACTTTATGTAGTTTTTCGCAAACTATGATAGCCCTACTTTTAGAAAAATCTTTCGTTTGCTTAATCCTAATAAGTTTATATCCTTTACCAACAATCAATCCAGATTTCTTTTTATCATAAGTTTTGTTTCTTGCTAAAGACTCTTCTCCCCAAACTGGAGCAAAGTGAGATGGTCCATCTACTTCTATAGCTATATTTATTTTAGGCAGGAACAAGTCTATTTGCAAACGGGTGTTCGCTAAGATTTGTTCTTTATGGAAATCCACCTTATACCCTTTAGAAATGAGATCGTCTAAGATATAGTGTTCCATTTTAGAACCTACTTTGCTACTTTCTCTTACAGCTAAGTTACCTTTAGATGTCATATCTTTTTTATTTTTTTCTGTTCTGTTCTCCCAAATCTTTTTAGCCATTCGGCTTTTTTCTTTAATTTTTTTATCATCAGCCTTTTGCCAGTTCTTAAAGACTCCCAGCCCTATTTTTTCCTTTTCTTGATCTGTTCTCTTTTTGCCCTTTGTTGGGTGTGGATGCAAACCTGAATTTATGGCATTCTTCATTGCTTCTGATCTATTCCTTACAGGTATTTTAAATTTTCTTGCATCTCTATCAATTTTTTGACGATAGGTATTTAATTCCTTAGCTATAGCTCCAAAGCTTTTCTTTTCTTTTAAATATTTTGTTTTGATAATGTCAAATTTTTCAGAATCGCTTAAATCACTATAGTTCTTCATTCTATTGCTTCCTTAATATCATACGCTATGCTAGGCGCATCTTGATCGGCCTTTACATATATTATATCCTGATAACCTGATAACTCAACAAGAGAGTCTTCTTGTGTCACTATAAAGATGATTTTATGATTATGTTGTATGCTCTTGAGTATTTTCACATCTTCTAAAGTAAAAGTTATTATATATGATGAATTTTTTACTTGTGGTATATAGCTAGTATGAAAAATATTATTTTCTGACATAAAAATGCCGCAGTAATCTGTAAAAATAATCTTCTTGGATATATTCAAAAACTCACAAATAAAATTATAACATTGAATTCTAGATATATCTTGAGTTTCTTCATTTAGTAAATTTTGTTGAAATAAAAACATTTTCTCACATTCATATAGTGTTCATTAATCTTTTGGCTTTTAATAAACTGTCTGGATGGTCTAGATGTACTGAGTTTATATTTGTAAAATATATATTTATATCCATATTATGTTTAATCAATATATTAGATATTTCAAATAAGTACATATATTTTTTAACACAAGCGTTGCATATTTGCTTAAATTGCTCTAAGTCTTTGGAGTGTATATAAAGGAATTCAAAAAGTCTATTATTTAAGTCATAAAAAATAGATTCTATTTGATTTTGGTTTTTTACTATACATCCTATTTTAGATTGAAATTTTTTATTATGACTAGATATCATAGCTGTTTTTGATATTTTTAAGTCTTTTATACCCGATATGTTAAATATTAATCCAACATTAAAAATACATATACTTTGATTCTTTATGTCTGATATAACTTCTGTTAGCATACCTCCAATATTCATAAATTCATCAAAGCATACATTAATATACTTAACCTTTTTCCTTTTAGCAAGATCCATATCTGTAAAGTCTCCAATAACTATGATATTGGATCTTGGATAAGCTTTAAAAATATTTTGTATCTGATAATTAATCAAATAATCATTTTTAAGTTTTATGGATAATTTATTATTAAATTGAGCCCAATATTGATCTGTTTTCGGGGCTAAAATAATAAAACAAGTATTTTGTTTCATGGTTTATTTGCTACGATATAATATTCTATAATATTACTATACTTCTTTACATTGGTTTCAAAACCTATATCTTCTAGATATTTTAATATATCGGACATATTATGTATAGATTGTTTGTCTGGGTACAAGATGTCTTTAATCATTGATGATTCTATCATATTAAAATTTAAAGCAACTCCAAGCTGTTTTAAATCTGTTCCTTGAATATACAATTCTCCTTTTGATTTTAATTTTTGGAATATTTTTTCCAGAGCCAAAGGCACATCGATCTTTTTTAAATAATCACACATATTCTGTATAATTATTGTCTCTATAGATCCGTCATCGTAATTGTCTATATTAGTAATATTTTCGTATATAGAGTTAGATGGAGGAAGTTCTTGATCGGACACATGAAAAAAAATTGATTTATCCATAGTATTTAAATATTGTTTTAGAGGTGTTATAAATTAATTCGGACCAGTACTGTTTGTTATTAGTTTCTTCTTCTTTTATGATTTTATGATAGTTGGTTGTCCATGATTGAGCAATAGTTTCATTCATTGCTACGTTGTATTGTGTCGGAAAATTATATACAGTATTATCATCTTCCCCAGTATCTATGAGGTTTTGAGGTTTTACGACATGGTCTATTACGATAATAGGTATGTGAAATTGAATAGATATATCTCTACATTTTTTATGATATAAAACCTTATTGTTGCATATAATAATATTAGGGGTGTCTTTTGCAAAGTATAAATGATCAAATGTAATAAGATTATGATTTAAAGATTTGATGGTTCTTTCAAAACTTAAACTATCTAAGTGAGTCCATAGTATATTCAATGTACTTGTTGGTGTGATTAATTCTCTAGATAGTATGCCTGTTACTATATTCATGATAATAATTTATTTCTAAAGTTTTCTTCACTAAATAAGGATTTATCAAAATTGTTTAATTTTTTTTGTTTTTCTTTTTCGTTAGTTTCATAAGCTTGTCGCATTTTATGTCTGATGGAGTTTAGATACGGCTCTCTCCACATTTCGTGTATAGTATATTCATATTCCATAAAGAAATCTTTACTATATATATTAGTCAACACACTATCAATCTCGAAGCCGTTACTTTCATTAATATAAGTATTCGGTCCGCTGCCAGCATTAACAATAGTTAAGTTGTCAAACAGCATTGACTCTATTGAACTTGATCCAAAATTTTCACATTTACAGACATTAACAAAACAGTCCGCTTGAGCATGTAGTCTCATAATATATTCTTGATCATAGTGTCCTACTAAAATACGAGGCTTGATTATAGATGAATGATTAATTCTTAAAGCCTTTTCAATTTGTTCTATATCAAATATAACAATTTGTTCAGCTTCATGATTCTGATAGCCTTCTACATGAGTTTTAATTACTAAATTAACATCATCATGATTTTTAAATTCTAAGAAAAAAGCAGCTAATAGGGCTTTTATATTATTATGATCTTTATAACTAGCTACATAATAAAACACAAATGTTCCTTTATCATTCTCAAATATTGGTTCGTATTCTTTTTTTTCAAATTTGGAAAGATCAAAGGGTTCCGGAATACGTTTAATTGGTATGTCACACCCAGCATCTTCAAGAGATTTTTTAGACCAATCTGAAGATATTACAACAGTATCCATCATATTGATTCTTTCGACCCATCCAGTATGTCCTATATTATATGTATTAATTTCAGGTATACATATGTTTTCACCAAATTCTTTACGATACTCAAAGCAATTAGCATAACCATGCTGAATAACAGCGTCATACGACCGACTACTATTATCCTCAAATTCCATGTAATCCTTACCGGACTCATTGCCATAATCTAAATTATTACTAAAATAAATTGGTCTAATGCTAAGGTTTACATCTAAACTATACCCTAGAGCATCAACATATTTTCTAGCGGTTCGACCTAAACCTGTGTTTTCTTTATATGGACCTATATATAAAATATTCTTCATTATTTAATACTTTAGAAAATCTCTATTTGGTAATATTTTGTTATCTTCTAAAAATCTGTGTAAAAATGTTTTATTATTAAACCACATCTCTAGAACCTTTATAGCATCTTCTTTCTTATAGGGTATGATCTTATCATCGTCTAAAAGATAGCCATTGTCTAGTGCTTTAATTAAACTTTGCACAAAAAAACTATTTTTAAGTTCTGGTTCTTCCAATACTTTATCTACTACATTATAGATTAGTTCTCTATTTGTGCCATCTGCTACTGAATTCTTATTAATATTATCAAAGTGTTTAATAGGTATGGGCTTCCAACCCTTAGAATTGCTTATATCTATACTATCTATAATTTTTTCAAATTCTTTAGCAGTAAAATCCCAAGAATATTTTTGTAAAACTTTATTCCTATATTGCTCTTTGATATTTATCATTTCAATCATATCAGTATTAATCATGTTTTTAATTTCATTGATACAGCTATTGTTATCTGGATGTACCCTGTCCGAAGAATTGTCCCCATCCCTGTACCACTCTCCAATATCTACTAAATTAGCGTTTAAGTCTTCTCCTAATTCTTTCATAGCTCCGTGATTGACTGTAATTAAAGGTATCCCGCACGAAGCAGCTTCTAGTGGAGGTATGCCGAAGCCTTCACAGATAGCATATTGTATATATATATCAAATGTATTATATATCATAGCTAATGTTTCTTCGCTGACACCTCTAGATGAACTAGGCAATACTAATTTGCGCTGCCTACACTTTTGGCATTGATATACTTCTCCTTTCCATGTCATTGGTGCGACATGTCCACAATTTTTACAGATATATGTGAATATCACCCTATGGAAAACATCAAATTCCATAAGTAGCTGTGGTATATTCCATCCTTTGGTTTCTGGATAGCTAGTATGTAAATATAAATATGTATCTGGATACTCTTTCAATACTTCAGACAATATTCTCATCAGCTCCGGTATAAGTTTACGCTTCTGATTTCTCATTACGCTTCCTATAATAAAAGCATTAGGATTAGCAATACCTAGTTTATTCCTCGCTCCAATTTTATTTATAGGTTTAAATACATCGGTATCAATAGAATCTTTAACAACTCCTGATACATTAATATTATATCTATTTTGTATTTCGTTTTTAGCCCAGTGTGTATGGGTTAATAAAGTATCGCAGCTACTTAAAGAATCTAACCACTCAGGTCTAACTGGAAATGAGTCTATTGTAGGAGCTATTATCCAATGAAAATGATTTCTAAATACCGATGTTCTTTGGTATAAAGACATAAAGACATCCCTGAAGTCTATTACTATATCAGGTTTAAAATGACCTACTACTAAATCAAATCGCCATTGACCAAATTGATTTTGTAAGACGCTGTTGTATTTTTGATATCTTTCATCATCAACTGATACAGCATTAGGATAGACTTTCCAAGGAAATTTATTTTTAGTATCTACAGTTTTATAACAAGATAACTCTGCGATATCATATTTATTGGTATTATATAATCTAGTTAGAATAGATTTAGTGTAGTTACCATAACCAGTTGAGAGATCACCGCTTTCTGTACAAAATAAGACTTTCTTTTTCATAATAGATAAGACCATTCACGATATAAAAAGAAGCCCCTTTCGGGGCTTCTCGTGCTACACACCCACACTCTTAAAACGCAACAGTTTCTTCTGTTGTTTCTGTGGTCTGTTTGGTTTCGTTTTTTGCAACTTTTTGGATACGAGCAAAATTATTTACACGAATCTTCATAGTTGATCTCTTAACGCCATCCTTCTCCCACGAATCATTCCTTAAAGATCCTTCGATCATTACTAGATCGCCCTTCCTGAAGGAGGACGCAATAGCTTCTGCTCCAGTATCCCAGGCTTCACAATTAACAAAAGTTGTGACCTTGTCTCTTGTGCCATTGTTCTTTGTAAACTCTCTAGAAACCGCTACAGTAAAGTTCACTACAGATGTTTCCTTGCCTGCTGAATTAACATTTCTTAATTCTGGATCTCTAGCTAGGTTACCTCTCAAAATTACTAAATTCATAATTTCTCCTCAATTTTAAAATTTATAACGAAAACTAACAACTTATTATAATAACTGGCTGGCTTCAGTCAAGCTATACTTGCCAGCATTTCTTCACTATGTACGAATCCTTATTTTTTGACCTTTCGAGCTTAATTAATAGGGTATTATCTTCTATCAGTAATTCCCTGTATTTCTTATATTCTTCTGGAAATACAACAATATCACAACTGCCAGTAGAATCACCTATTTTTAGAAAAGCCATTTCCTGGCCCGGATTAACACCTCTTTTGGTTTTGATAACATTAATTCCATTTATTTCAGCACCTACTACCGGGTGTTTAGAACAGCTATCATTTATTAGGTCTTTGCATTCACTATTGGCCGAATAAATATCACAGCCATCTATTTTATGACAGGTTAACGACACACCGAGATAGAATTTTTCATTACTAGCCAACCATTCTGGTGTGTCTTCTAAGTTATAGGAAGGTTTCTTCATAGAGTTTATTACGGAAACTATAACATCTTTTCTCCTAGCTGTAATTTTTTTATTTGGATTATCTAAAAGGTATTCTAGAATTTTAATTAGATCTTCTTCTTTATCAAATTCTTCTGCGATTATTTCAATTTCACGATTAGTTAAATTATCTAGAAGTTCATAATAAAATAACATTCTATTTCTAGAAATGGGAATATGATCAACTGCACCTATAGACATCAAAGCTTTGGCAGCTGTAGAATTAATATTTCTTAAAAGTTTATAATAAATTTGACCAAAATTCATACTAGTAATATCTAAATCTGACATTATACCTTGTATCTTTTCGAATACAGAATTACCAACACCTTTGATATTAGTTAGTCCAAAATAAATGAAGTTATCTTCACCAATAAAAAACTCTTTTGCTGGTTTTTGTAACGAGGGCTTTCTAACTTCTATATCCATTTGATTAGCATTACTAATTAGTTCTTGAATTTCTTGTAATGGATCTATTTTATCTTTAGCGAACTTTAAATAAGCTACGAAAAAATGTCTAGGAAAGTGAGCTTTTACATAGGCAGATAAATAAGCATTATAAGCGTAACTTACTGCGTGACTTTTGTTAAAAGAATATCTTTGAGACTTTTCGATCCAACTAAATATCTGTTCAGCCTCATCTTTTGTAATAATTTTGGTTTCTTGAGATTTTTCCAGAAATAGCTTTTTGATTTTTGCCATTTCTTCTGGTTTCTTTTTACCAATAGCTTTCCTTAGTCTGTCAGCTTCTGTTAAGTCAAAAGAAGCGATATGTTGACAAATTTGCATCGCTTGTTCTTGGTATACCATTTCGCCGTATGTGTTTTTTAGTATGGGCTCTAAGGCGGGATGAAAAAAATCAATTTCTTCTTCTTGATTTTTCTTATCTATGTAGTGATTACTAACTGATTTACCATCTCTATAAGCCTCTAAGCAACCTGGACGCATAATACTAATTAGTGCAGAGAGTTGTTCTATATTTTCTGGTTTTAGCTTTTTAGACATCATTTGTCCAAGCCTAGACTCTAGCTGGAAACAACCTTTAGTATTACCTTCTGAGATTAATCTCCAAGTGCTTCTACAATCTAAATCAACACTTTCTATGTCTATGTTCAGATCTATATGACCATGTTCATCTACATCAAAAGTACAAGAGCAATCTTTGAAAGAAATATTTTTCATGTTTTAAAAGCGTCCTTGAATTGAATTTTTTGGCTCAAATTTTTATGTAGTCTTAAGAATCTTATAACAATGTTAGCACAGTCCTCTACGTCTTTAACTGCATCATGAGCATTGTCTTTGCTGATGCCTAGATAATCTCTCATATTGTCTAAGGATAAAGATCTAATATCTGAATTATAACTCATCCATAAGAACAGAACATGCATCAGATCAATTTTATCTCTAGGGTGAAATAAACAAGTTTCTTTTTCTCTATTCGTATTACCATATTTTACGCTCAGTCTGTTTACAATTGTCATATCATATCTTAGGATATTATATCCACAAGCAATTGGGGCCGTAAACTGCGACTTTTTACCTCCATTTGCTTTTAAATGATATTTATCTAAATATGATACAAATTGCATCCAAGCTTGTTTTTGCTCCGGATAGTCTTTCCATTCAGATAATACTTGTTCAGCAGAAATAGCTCTTACTTTACCATGCCATTCTAGAATGTCTGAATCCGTGTATGGGTTATCAACTTTATTATCTTCTAGTCTTTCTGGCTTCAGATTGATGTTAAAGTGTGATTTATCAATTATTTCTAATTTATATGGATCTACAATTACAGCAGATAGTTGCACAGGACTACATTCATTTGGGTTCTTTCCGTCTGTTTCAAAATCGAAAACACATATTTTATTACGAATCATTTATTTCTCCAGAAAGGTTTGTTGTGATAAGCTAGTCTTAGCATACATTATTTTATCTAACAATGCAATACCCAAAATGTCAAATTTAATAACCCCTATAGATTCTAAATCAGCCATTTCAAAACCAGCTATGCTTTGTTTTGTCTTAGTATCCCATAGCATAGGACATATAGAACTCAATTGATTATTAGCAATTGCTATACCGGCAGCATGTTTAGACTGATTATATTTAGAGCCTTCCAAACGAATAGCTTGTTCAAATCTTTTAGATAAAGGTCCTTGCAGTTCATTATTATCGTCTATATAACACCACTCTTTTAATTTATTACCATTATTTTCTAATGCCCATCTAATAATAGATGCTTCGCCATTTTCATCTTTCATTTCTTGCAACTCATCTGCAATCTTAGCTTCATCAGGAATGCTCTTGGTGATTTTATTCATTTCTTGGAATGAAATATTACCATACACTCTTAGAACCTCTTTTAAAGCTCCTCTGCCTTTTAACGTATTAAAAGTAATCATCTGAGAAACTTTATCATGTCCATATTTTTCTTTAATATAGTTGATAATATTTTCACGATGTTCTATAGGAACGTCTACGTCAATATCTGGCATAGAAATATGATCTTTGGTGTTTCTACCAGTGTTATAGAATCTTTCAAAAATAAGATCATACTTAATAGGGTCTATAGCTGTAATACCAATCAAATATGAAACTAAACATCCAGCAGCACTACCTCTACCGGGACCGGGTAAGCAGTTTTGGGATCTAACATAGTTGACAATATCTCTGACAATCAAAAAATAACTTGCAAGATTTGCAGACTCTAAAACTTCAAATTCTTTCTTGACTCTATCTACATATACTTGGTGTTGCTCTTTAGGTATTTTATTTTGTATTTTTTTACGCCAACCTTCACGACACAGCTCTGTGATATATTCAATAGCAGACTGTTTATTAGGACATTGAAAGTCTGGTAATTGTGGAGATATTAAAATGTCATACTCTTTACATTGTTTATCTATCTTTATAGTATTTTTTAGTTCTTCTGGGTCGTGAATCGCTTTCATTTCTTTAGGAGAAAGTATATAGTATTTATCTGAAGTAAAAAAAGTTGACAATGGTACTTTTTCATTGTTTATAATTTTTTGTGATATTTCAGGCAAAGTTGTTTTTAATGAACTACACAGTAGCACTCTTTGGTCTACAGCATCAGCCATATCACAGTAATGAGCATCCATTGTGGCTACTCTGGGTAGATTATTATCTATAGCTAATTGCCTTAAATTTTTACCAATAGTTTGTTGATGTGTATTTTCAGTGTCCATAAGCTGTATTTCCACATACACATTCTTTTCACCAAAAACTTCTTGAAGTTCTTTAATATGCTGTAAGCCCTTAGTTTGCCATTCCTCCACTAGGGACTCTTCTGTAAAACTATAAATTTCATTACCTAGCGTGGAACCTGGGTGTCCTGATATACAGATAATATCTTTTGTTCCGGATAGCACATCTTTAATGATTTTAAGATCTAATCTGGGCTTGTGGTAGAAGTATTCTTGACTATTAGAAACAGAAACTAACTCTATTAGTTTTTGCCAGCCTTTATAATTTTTAGCAAGGACTACTAGGTGAGAGAGAGATTTATTGTCTTTATCTTTCACAGAGGCGTCTTTACTAATATATAGTTCGCAACCCATAATTGGTTTAATGCCAAATTTTTTCATAGTCTTATAAAAATCAACATTACCTGATATTGTACCATGATCAGTAATAGCGCAAGATTTAAACTTTAATTTTTGACATCTTTTAGCTATTTGTTCAGGTTTAGAGAGTCCGTCTAACAGACTGTAATGTGTATGTACATGTAAAGGAGTATACATGATGCTTAAACTTCTCCAGGAGCTTTATATTTATCTACAGAATGCCCAGGCATTTGATAATGCTCAACGACATAATTCATACCATTCATGTCGTTATCATGTTTGATTTGTTCACACTGGGTCATTAGTTGATCTTTGGGTGTTATTTTACCATCTCTGTACTCTATCATAGGTGTTACATGCTCATCATCCAAGAATGTATTTTTACCAAAATGACATAACTTTGTACACTTCCATGTTTTCTTTAATAAAGGTCTTTTAGTATTTTTTATTCTTTCGAATTTTTGACGAATCATATACTCAGCCTTAATAGCATTATCTTCATTATCAAAACATACTGAGAATGGTCCGCCATCATTCATAAAATTAATGGTCATAATAATATGTTTAAATTGAGGAAATAATTTATGTATAGCATAATGATATATACTAAGCTGCGCATCTTGTTCTAATTTTTCTTGTGTCTTTTCTTCGCCCGTAGCCCAATTTAATCTTTTACCCGTTTTCCAATCAATAATTTCTAATGTGTCGTCAGAGACTTGTGTAATTAAATCCACTGTTCCTTTCATAGATAAATTACCTTCTATCTCTCCATTAGGCGTGTCGTACTTATATTTAGCCCAATCTTTATCTATTGAGAAATCAAAGTGTTGCTCTACTCTGAAAACGTTTCTCAATCTAGGATCAAAGAGTCTATTATTTCCAGTTAAAGTTTTCCTGACCCATTCTATACAATCTTTACGATCTCTGTCAGACCATTGATGATGCTTAAACTGTGAAGTATAATAATCATATACAGTATTACATAAATATAATACATATTTATTATCAAACATATCACATTCAGTTAAATCTATATCTCCTACTACGTCGTCTGATACTACATTTGTTTCATCTTGAATTCCTTTTTTCATTACTGCTAATATTTCTAGTACCTTATGAACTATGGTTCCTTTGTCAGCTTTTTTATTAGATGATCCACGACGACCTAATACATATTCAATGAAATATTGTTGCTCACACATATTATGCGTTCCATACGACGAGCTTCTAAAATATGTTATTATAATGATATTTCTCCTTTAGATTTTAGGAAATTGTAAATTATATTATTCTTTTCTTCAATACTTCCCTCAAGATTGGCAATCACTAAATCGAAATTAGATTGATCATAATTAATATCATCTAGTGCTGTTTCGCTTGCGTGTGTGGACTCATACAGGTTTCTGTTAAGTTTTATTACTATACCCCCAGCATTTTTAACAGCCTCAACTTCATTCGGAAATCGACAATCAGCTATTAAAGCTATGTCTGGTTGTTCTTTCTTTATTAATCTAATAGTTGCTGATGACCAAACGTTATGCTGCATGCTTCTGAACACATCTGTTCCGACATACTGAAGCACCTCTCTAGATGTCATTTTAGAGTCTGTTCCGGGCCAACAACAATCTACCAATTCATTTTTATCTTCATCTGTACCATAGCACTGATTATATGTAAGCCCAAAAATATCTATACATAATTGCTTTAAAGGATCTGCAAAGTTATATATCTTTGTTTTTTTATTTGAAAATAAACTTTGTACAAATTCACACGAAGTTGTTTTACCAGATTGTTTTCTGCCAGCAAAAGCTATTACCTTAGTCATAACAATTCTCCAGTTTTGGTTTTATTTCATTTTCTATCTGCTCTGTAGTCATTTCTCCAATATCTGTAGTCAAGCTATCAATAACTTTAATATTATAAGTTCTAGAGCATTTTTCTTTAATTTTTTCAATACCCTCACTACCTGCTGTATCTGGATCTAAAATAATTATTAAAGACATTGCACCAGAGCAATCTAAGAGAAGTTTTTGTTTGTCTCCTAAAGAAGTGCCAAAAATTGCTACTGAATTTTTAATACCAGCTTCTTCTAGTCTCCATACATTTCCAGGACTTTCAACAATTATTGCTGTATTATTTTTAGCGATATATTTTTTAGCAAACCATAGGTTGTATAGATGGTCTTTAGATTTAAAATCTTTATTATGTTTCCACTTAGAATACTTCCATGAATATTGACTACTTATACAATCGCTATTTGGATTATGGTATGAATTACATTTGTCGCATTTTTCATATATACTACGACCAGTACAACCAACCATATACTTATAATCTATATCATAGATAGGAACTACTACCCTTTGATACATTGCTTTTGATTTATTATCACATAAACCAACATCATATTTATCTAGTATTTCTTCAGAAAAACCCCTATCTAAATAGTATTGAGCAGGAACTTTTAGAGTGCTACGTATAAAATTTCTAGTAATATTAGATTTAATATCTTTTTTAGATTCTGCTATTGTATGTATATGTTTAGTAAATGTTTTCTTTTCTCTATCAGATTTTTTAATTTTTAGGTCTTTGGCGTCTTTTTTAATAATTTTTAATGCAAAGTCCATGGTCTTATTAAAAGAATACATCTCGTCACCTTTCTGCCTCCAATTATTTTCATTGACAGATAAGATGCCTCTTAAGAAACCTATGATAGAAGGCTGAAATATTTCTTCACAGTGATGTGTTCTACACACCCAATTCCCTTTATAGTCATCTCCAGTGTGATATAGGTTCAAAGCTGACGGATTGTCTCCACCATGAATAGGGCAGCACATAGTTAGCATTTTAGGACTATGCTTGCAGTCTAAATCAAATATTTCACAAACTTCATCTAAATTATCACATAGATGATCGCAAATATTTTTAATTTCTTCTTGACTATACGAACGGTATTTCTTCTTGATTAGTTGATTCATCGTCATCATTAATTTTAAAAGTATCTTGAGGATTATTAGCCAATTCCAATTTAGTTTTACCTTCTGTAATTTTAGCACACCAGCCTTTCATGTGACAATTAATATAATCGTTGTCATCTAGTCCGCCACCATGTCTACTTACAATAGGTAATAATTTTCGATTGCCTCCACTAGGACCATCTTCAGCAATCTCTTCATCTGTTTTTCTCTTAAAGATTGAGAAGTTACTACACAACCATATGATTCTATCCGAACCTGAAGCTGTATCAGTACTCTCTTTTGTAATACCATCACGATTAAGCTGAACAAATGCAACTATAGGTATTTTATATTTTGTAGCAAAATTATGTAGTTGTGTCATCATAAAACCAAGTACTTGATATTCTTTCATATCTTGACTAATTCCTTGACTATCCATTAATTTTAGATAATCGTAAAATACCACGCAGTCTTTAGCTGTTCCGTCATCATTTAGACCAACTTCTTTAATAATCCATCTTCTCATGATAGAGACTTGTTCTTCAAATGCCTTACCAGCGATAGATTTATAATAAAGAGGTAAAGATTTCATTTGGTCAATGCCTTCATGTATTTTCGTCTTTAGATCTATTGAATCTTTAAACTTTCCAGTTTCAATAGTAGACATATCAATTTCGGTCATCATTGCCAAAATTCTATTTATATGATCCTCTGTAGTCATTTCTGTATCCATATTTAAAACTGGTATACCATTACTAGCTAAAGCATAACCCATGTTATCAGCTAATAACGTTTTACCCGTTTTTGGTCTAGCAGCTATGACATTGACAGTACTTTTCCTTAATCCTCCACCAATAGCTTGATCGTATATAGGAAATCCTGTAGATAATCCCACTTGGTCGATAGGGTTTTCTTCTAAGTTTTTAATATATTCTTCTAGATTTTTACCAATAGCCTCAGGCTCATTACTGCCATCTCCTAATAATTGACCTAAATCTAATACCTTATTTTCTGCAATATTTAATATATCTGTAATACTTTCAGATCCACTAATGTCATCGATTTCGTTTTGTGCCAAAGAAAGTTTTTCTTTTACTATTCTAGCTATTTCTAATTTCTTTATTTTGATAGCAAAGCGTCTAAGGTTATTTTCTTCAACAGGAAATACCAAGATAGCCTTAATATGCAAAGCTTCATCTTTAGATGATAAGATCGTACTACAACCTAATTCTTGAGATGCTGAGAGTATGGATGCAAGATCTATACTAGAAGCATTGTTTTCTTCATAAATATGTTTTATACAATTAAATATTAATTGATTGGTATCTATAGTAAAAGATGCAGTAGATATTAAATCTGCTATATCTAAGTATGCAGACTCTCCATATTTACACAAACCTGCTAGAACTGCTCGTTCTGCGGATGGATCAGATAAAATTTTAGTCATTTTTTAACCAGCTGATGAGGAACACTTATTACATTTATATCTTTCTTTTCCACTAGAAATTAGTGATGAAGATACTTCTTCTTGTTTACCGCAAATTCTACATTTTACAGCAATCAACTCTTTCTTGGGTCTTCTTTTCATCGGTGGTTTTGAATATAGTTTTTTTGCGATCTCTGGGTTTTCTTTGAACATCCCAGATTCTGACATTTGATCAAATTTATTAACTGCCAATGATTTTGCCTGCTTAGGTTTTCTAGTAGTAGTTGTTTTCTTTTTGGTGGTCTTTTTCTTTGTTGTTTTCTTTTTGGTTGACCTGCGTTTAGTTTTTGGTTCTGTGTCGCTATCTTCCAGCATAGAACTTAATAAAGCAATCATTTGTTTAATTTGTTCTGGATTGTTTTTAATATCCTCAGGATTGATTGACATTTTTCACCTTATTTCTTTGAATAGAAAGTAGAATATCTGATAAGTTTTTAAGATTATTAGCTAAATAGGATAATCTATCCATTCTTTGCTTAGCATATTTCTGTATCTTATATAAGCTATTAGCTTTATCATTATTTTTTACTGCTTGATAAAATTTTTCTATATAGCCATATCCCTTATAGTTATTTAATTCATCAGCAATTACCATTTTAGCACTATCCTCAGCCCAATTATGTCTGGCAATTTCTCTGTTTAATGTTCTTTGGATATGAAATGACATTTGGCCTAGTCTATAAGATATTTGGGCGCAATCTTCCGGCGTTAATTTTTCTATAACATCTCTAGACATAGTTAGATATTGATTTAACTCTTTAGAATTTTCAATCTGAGATGTAGACAAATTGGGTAATCCTGTAGAATTTTCATATTCATCTAGAATTTTGTCCCAATATTCTAATTCCTCTTTACTTGTTTTATGCATTGTTAATAATTTCCAGCCATTCTTCTTGTTTATTATATGGTAGTTCTATATATATAATATTATTTATCTCACACCACTCTTTTTTATCTCTATCTCTTTTTTGTTGTTTTAGAAAATCTAATTTGGTTCTATGATAAAATGGAGTAAATTCATAATGCTGTTCTCCATGAACTTCTATACATTTTTTATTTAATGGTATAAAAAAATCCATATATAATGTTTCGGATTTTCTAAGATGTATTGTGACTTCTTCTAGTACTTGTAAAGTTGGATATACGTTTTTGATAATTTCTCTAGCTTCTAAATGAAGACTGGATTTATTATTAAGTGTGCTTTTAGAAGCTAGTCCAGTTAGGGTAATGTTAAATTCATTACCGTCTAAACCCATAGTTTTCATACTAAACCCATAGTCTCTTTTGTAACTTTCAGTATTATATCATAAGCTTCAGGATTGTCAACAAAAAATTGTCTCAATTTTTCAGTACCTTGAAATTTCTTCTTCTCTCCTTCTATTTCAAAACTATACCATGCACCGCCTTTGGATATAACTCCAATATCAATAGCAAGCATCATGATTTCTGTTATTTTGTCAACACCAGAACCATATCTAATATATGATGTAGTAACACCTCCGGGAGGACTTAAAGCAGAGCATAGCACTTGCCATTCAACGGTTTGTCCTATTTGAGTATTATCTGTTAGTGTCCACGGTTTAAAGGTTTTGGCTCTCATCTTAATATCTGTTTGATAAGCAATAGCTTGTCCACTTTTTTCTTTAAACTCAGCACCATAGCCTGTAGGATTACCCATCAAATGTGTAATACCTATTACAATATTTTTATTTACAGGAATAACATTCGCTACTTTCCTGCAAAATTTAGCCAATAACTTAGCACCATCTGCTCTTTGCATTTTATCCATACTAGATGTTATTTCTGCTTCTGTACATAATGCAGAGTATGAGTCTATGATCACTATAGATCCCGGTTCTTCATTAATGATGCGCTCTCCGATAGAAAGGTATTCTTCACCACTTAGTATTTTACCTTCTTGCGAACCAATAATATCAAAACGATCTAAATCTAAATGAGAAATACCTTCTAAATCTCTCTTTTTAAGTCTGCCTTCAATATTTAGATAATAAACATGTCTGGGTTTTTTTAAATCACCTTGATATTCAGGTTTTTGAGCTGTTGCGGCTAGATCCAGTGACGTTGTAGTTTTGCCACATTTAGGCTGTCCCGTCAAAACAACGAAACTACCTTCAGGAACACCACCCCCTAAAACCATGTCCAAAGAAGGACTAACAGGTATTATAATAGACTGCCTGTCTACTAAAGCATTTGCACTCATCATTATATCAGAGCCAAAATTCTTTTTTACATCATCTTTAAGAGCCATCGTCTTCCATCTCTCTGAGTTTAGAAATAATACTTTTTTTGTTTACGTTTTTTCTGAATTGTGTATTTTTGATATCTCGTTTTTCGGTATAGTCAACAGATTTATCTTCTGTTTTTAATAAAATTTCCTGTTCTGTTTCTATGATAGGTAGTAAATGTGGTGCTCGCAAAGAGTAAATTCTACGAGCTTTATTACTTTTTAATGCTTTTATAATCGCCTTTGCGTCATATTGCTTTAGCAACTTATTTGCAGTAGCTATTTGATTTCGATAAAAAGCTGCCCAATTTTTATTAGTCCAAAACCTATAATGCAAGTCTTTCTTATCTTTGATAGCTTTATTTTCGCATATCATCTCTGTAATAAATTGTGCTGCTGACACAAGTTTACCATTAGAGTATTTAGATGGATATTTATTCGGAGTCATTAGGTCTAAAAATATGATCCTGAGTGTCTTTATTTTTACCTACATACTTCTTTCGTAAATTATCATTAAGGGCAGAGGCTTCTCCTGTCATGATCGAAACATTTTTAGTGCCTTTACTTGATGTTTCGCTAATCATTAAATCTTTTGACTTAGAAGCTTTCTTAGCTTGCTTAGATTCTTCAGGAGACTTATTTGCCCTAATTGCTGCATCTACTTTATCAACAGAAATATTCAGTTCTTCTGCGATATCTCCCATCTTTTTGTTTTGAGCGTGTAACCATAATATTGCATATTCTTGTTTTTTATTTCTTCTCATTTTTTCCTCACTTTGGCCATTGGATTTTTTGGGATGGTTTCTTCATTCTCGTCATACCTTTAGGTAGTTCTCTTTGACTTGTTTGCTTATAATCATTATGTTTTCTATTTAAAGCTGCTTTATGATCGTCACTCATTCTATCACGATTTCTATTAGCCAAGTCTCCTAATGTTTTCAATTCACTGTCAGACTTTTTCACTGAACTATTAAGTGTTAGCATGTCGTCATAATTTCTAGAACACTGCTGTTTACATTTAGGACATTTGACTATCTCTTTGTACTGACTAATCGTTGCAAATAAGTCGAAAGACTCATCGCATGATTGACAGAAGTAAGTGTATGATGGCAATTTACTTCAAACTCCTATTAATATCTTTTAATATTCTAACATTTTTACTTTTTAAGAAATCTATATATTTGTCAAAAACTAATTGGTCAACTTCTAAGAAAGACCATTCATCTTTACACACGCTATCGATGAAAGAATTTTGAGCTTTTTCCTTAATGCTGCTATGTAGCTTAATAGGATTGTACACTTCTTTATTTGGGTTACATTTAATATAATATATATTATAAGCTTTTCTGTCTGTAATATGTTTAGATTTTTTACCAAAGACCTTTTTAGCACAAGCGTCTTCAGGCTTATTTGTTCTAGGATTGCCGTTATCGTCCAAAAATTCTTGATTATCTATTAGAGTATAATACTCATCTTTTTTTACATCAACATTATGATGTTTAATTAAGAACTCCGATGTGTTTACTTTCATATCTCAATTCCTTAGGTATAAACAAGGTCCATTCTGGTATATATTCTATGTTAGTCAAAACCTCATACCAAGGCAAGTATTTAAAACTAAATCTAGGCTCAATAGGTTCTAATAATAACTTCATATTAGCTTGAGAGGGTGTTTTATCTGCTTTTTTTCTATTGCAAATATTACACGCAGTTACTATATTGTTCCAACATGTAGGGGAAGTATGATATTTCCATTTGGATTTAGGTATAACATGATCATATGTTAACTTACTAGTATTATATTTTTTACCACAATATTGGCAAGTATAATTATCTCTCAAGAATAAATTTTTACGAGTAAATTTAACTGATCCACTATGACCTTTCACAAACCTGTTAATTTTAATTATACAGGGGATATCGTAGGACTTCCCACACCCAATAATTTTATCTTTATTATAAACTTGCACTATATCTATTATTGGTTTTTTTTGATGATTTATTTTAAAAGACCAATTAATAGCTGTCTTCCAATCTATGATTGATAGTGGGGTATAGTCTACGTTTAGTACTAGGCAGGGTTTATGATTCATTCTCATAAGTTTTTAATCTATTAACAATATCTGCTATAATAGGATTACGAACAATGTCAGAAGCTTCTAATTGAACCATGCCCACACCTAATAAATTATCTAGTCTTTCAGACAGGTTAGCAAAACCACCTTTGAGATGTCTTTGTAAATCTGACTGATCTACATCTCCTGTAAGTATCATTTTACTATTCATACCGATACGAGTTAAAAGCATTTTTAATTGATCATAAGAAGCGTTTTGACATTCATCAGCTACAATGAAAGCATCGTGAAAACTTCTACCTCTCATTAATCCTAAAGGCACTACTTCTATTAGTCTTTGACTTTTTAGTTTAGCAAAATGTGCAGATTGAATAAAATAATGTATTTCATCTATAATAGGTAGTAAATATGGGTGTAATTTTTCTTCAGCAGTACCGGGTAAAAATCCCAAACGCTCTCCTGCTTCTACTACTGGTCGTGTAATAACAATTTTTTTAACCTTAAAATCTAATAAATATTCTAAAGCCATACCAATTGCTATATGGGTTTTACCACTACCAGCTGCACCTTGACAAAAAGTAACAGTATTTTCTGCTACGGTTCTAATATAGTCTTTTTGATTTATAGTTCTAGGTTTTAATCTATTTTGAAAACCTACTACATTTTCTGGAACCTTTATAGCAGCTGTGTCTAAACGTTTTTTGCGGTTTTTCTTCAAGTTGATAACCTTCTTTCAAGGAAGAGTTTAAATTAGACATGCCCCACCTGCGCAACTAATTTCCTCTATTCCTATTGTGTTATCCTCTGTTTCTAATAGTTGGGTATAATCTACCCTAGAAAAACTATCGTATAAATCTGTATAAATTTTCCAATTATATACATCTTTCATACAATATGTCAATCTTTTAATATCATCATCGAAATATTTTTTGGCAAATCGATTCATTTTTGTAGCAAATAATTTTTTTGCATCAGAATCTTCATCTGTTGCTTGAGACAGGGTCATATAATCGCATGCTGCCCATAAATTTAAATCAAAAGCATTTAACCCTAATTCGATTAAACCAGAACACCACAAAGCAGCATCTCCATATTCTTTTACAATTTCTCTTGGAGTATATACTGTAGTAAATGGTGCCTGCGGATAATCTTTGTCTCCACTTTGAGGTATCAAGCTAATACCAGCGAAAAATTTTCTATTATTATAAATAAATTTTGTTACAGCTTCCCATTCCTCTGGTTGTACAGTAACTGTATTGCTAACATTATGACTTAAAAAATCTTGTGTACATAGGGATCTGTTTTTACCTGAATGAACCCAATTTTTCTGAGCATCTTTTACTACAGATAGCATTTCTACCGCTGGTAGCTGATTTTTAAGTTTAGATCCATCAGGAACTTCAATAGGGAATTTAACAACTTCGTCTGTATCATTTGCAGACCAAGCAGATTTTTCACATGCCTGAGGATTATAGCTTTTAAAGTGTTGAAATGGAGCTTCTAAGGTATTTGCTTGAACATGCCTAATGTATCTTTTAGCATGATGTGGGTGAATACCAGAACTTGTACCAAGCATACTACTGCTAGTGCCTTCTGGCTTCAAACAAGTTACTCGTGCTGCTTGATTAATATTAATTTTTTTAGCTAGTTCTTTATTAGTATCCACAGCAATTTTAGCACCTTTTTTCAATACTTTTTCTGTTAATACTAACTCGTGTTTCTCCATAATTCCTGTTAAAGAAACGCCAAGTAAAGCCTCTCTTTCAAAAATAGCGTTAGTAATATCTCCTAGATATTCTAAATTAGTAAATCCTGCTTGCAAAGTTCCGATAATTGCAGCAGCTTTACATCTTTCGTAGAAATCTTCTTCATCTGTTACAGACGAGCAATTGATGGTGGAAAGATTACAACCTTGCCAACCAGATTTACCTGTCTTCTCATCTACAGGCCACATACCCACTTCGACACATGGATTAAAAGTCATCTCGGTAGAATCGCTCCAAATAAAACCAGGCTCACCAAATTCTTTAACAGATTCCATTAAAGCAGCAAACTTTTCGTATGATGTATCGTCTTTAATAAGCAAGGCAGAATTATTACTTCTAGCTCTTTGTGGATTATCTATATACCAATTGCCAGTTTTAGCTTTAGCCATTTCTTCATCATCAGCGCTAAATAATGCTAACGACGCACTTCTACGAACACCACCAGATAATACAGCATCGCTGCTGTGCATAATAATATCATAAGCATCGATAGGTCGTAATTTTTTTTGTTTTGTTTCAACACAAGCCTCCAATAATTCTCTAATTTTTTCTAAGCCATTTTGCAAAGGCTCAAAGCCGGGAGCCTTTCCAACACCAGAAGATAATTTAGAGCCTTTCGTTCTGATATTGCTATAATCAAAAACAATATATTGGTCTTTATATTCTTTGAATTTTGTTTCACTTGGGCGAACGAAAAATGAACTAAGAAGAACGCCGAGAGCATCAGCCCAGCCTTCGATACTATCTTCTACAGTATATTTTACACCTTTTCTTTTATCTTTTTTGCTCAAGGACAACGAGGGTAGTTTTTCAACATGATGTTTTTGCACACTGAAACCGGTACCACTACCGCAAAGCAATAACCAGAAACATTCTTGAAAAAACCTAAGTCTATCACAATAAGAACTAGTGCAGTTGTAAATCTTTGCATGACGCTTTAAAATGGGCTCTCCGCCAAATTGTAAAGCTCTTTGGCTACCTAGTACCCTTTTTTTAAACATAAGGTCGTAGGCCCAATCTATTTCTTGGCTTATATTATAATCGGCATATTGTGTATGCATCATGTTTTTAACACGATCCACAGCTTCTTTCCATGTTTCTCTACGGTTTTCGCTTTCTATCCATCTTGCATATTTACTAACGAAAGTATAGTTTTGAAGCTCATTCAATGCCGACATACTTGCTATCTCCTTAGATCAGACCCTTGCTAGAAAAAATTTAGTCTTATCGATATGATAATTTAGAGTAGACATAAATCAAGGGTTAGGGGTTAAAAGAATTGTTATTAATCTATTGTTGTATACACCATCATATCAAGAATCATATTTGATTTCAAATTTTTTTTATCCAAGATAAATTTGGTTCAACTTTTACTATTTGCATACCAGTTTGCTCTACAAAAAAATCAAAAAGTTTTTTTTGCCTTTCATCGAATAATTGTGTACCATGATTATTTGACATAATTACTTTTGTAATTCCTTCTTGCCATAAAGCCATGACACAATCATTGCAACATTGACCTGTTACATATGCCACTCCATTATCAGGACGTATCACACAATTAGACAAAGCGTTTCTTTCTGCATGAATCATCCAATGATATTTTTCTGGTCTAGTTGTAGGTAATGTTTCATCTAACATTCCTTTAGGAAAACCATTATAACCAACACCTAATATTCTATGTTGTTGATCAGTAATCACACAACCATGTTGAGTATGTAAGTCGTGGCTTCTTTGAGCAACAACTTTAGCTAGTCCTAAAAAATAATCTGTCCAATCTGGTCTCATGTGTTTATTGTATCTAAAATTTCTGCACTGTCAATAGTATTTGTTTCGTGAAACAATATTAATTATCTTTTTTATGCAGGATAGAAAAGTCGTAGTATCTCTTAAATTCTTCTACAGTAGTAGATGAATCTTTTTCTGAACTTAGATTGTAGATTAAATTGTTACATACGTAATGCTTAGATATAAAATTCCAAATTTTCACATTCTTTAAATCGAAATCAAGAAAGTCTTGTATCACTAAGTATAGTAAATAATCATAAGGCATAGCTGGCAAAATATGATGTATATATAGTGGAAATATAGATTTACAAAATTCTAACCATAATTGCATTTGTTGATTACCAGTGGCATACAGACAAACCCCACCATTTAAATGGTTTTTATAAATATGATTTTGGAAAACATTGTTATCGCTATAGTTTTTAGATCCAGAAACCCAAAAGCTGCCTGCATATCGACAATAATTATATATATTATTCAACCAATCTTCGCTAAAAAAAACGTCAGATTCCAGCATTAGGGTTGTGTTGTAATTGCTTAATTGTTTAATGGTTTCAAAAAAGCACCAGTTTGGACCAGCTAATTTACCATAAGTAGGACATGGTTCCTCTAGCATATATTTATCGTACTGAGTTGGTATATCTAGGTGTATTATATTTACATTTCTAAATGCATTTTCCAAAATAGTTAAATATCTATCTGGTATAGCATATTGTGTGCTAATGTTAAAATCTAATAGTTTTGCATGCTCTATATTATCTGATAAGTTTTCTTCAAGCCTATGCATGAAGGTGTCGAAATTATTATTTTGTAATTCTTTACCTGTTAGCAACAAACAAATACTTTCTAATTTATTTGTATAGGGTTTGAGCATACTCGTTATTAGAAATTTTCTTATATTTAATTTATTATGGTCTATTAAATTATTTTTTAATGGATATGAATCCCTATTCCTCCCAGTTCTTCTGTCTAAATGTATAGCGTTAACCCTCGGATATAAATTAATAAAATTAATTTTACATTCATCCTCAATGTATTCCTTAAATAATCTATCGCAATTTCCTATACCTAATTCAAAATTTATAGAGTGTTCATCTGGCATAGGAAATAATAATTTTTGATATATCCAACAGTCATGAGAATAATATGGATTTGTAGGAGAAGAACTGTCACCATATGAGTCGTGACTTTGTACAATATTATTGTCAAGATCAAGATCTTTACGGGTGATTGCATATAAAGTTTTTTCTGAAAAATCTTGACTCTTTACATATTCTAAAGTTTTATCAAAATATATATCCGTATTGGCTAAAATTTTAATATATGGACGATAGTATTTATTAGCATATTGCATCCATAGCGCATAAGTAAGTCTTTCATGAATATTATAAGTATCAATCTTGGGATGATTAGCAAGATGTTCTGGTAAATTTATATTTTTAGATTCTAAAAATACACATATTTTGTGAATCGAGGGATTGCTTAAATTATTTTCTAAGCATTTGGTAATATTTTTTAATGTTTCATCATCTTTGGGCTCATACCATTGTATAAATAAAACAATATTTGTAACATAGTCACTATCTATATTCAATGAATGTTGATTATACGAAATGTTTTTTGTAATTTCACTCCCGCTAGTCCGAGTGTATAGTCTATTCTCTTGTTTACCAAATTGCAAATAATGCATTATAGCACCATCTTCTGTGTCTATGCCAGCATGCACTAAATCAGGATTAGCAACTAAATAATATTCCCAATTAAAAGTATTTGGTAGTACTTTTATAATTTTTAAACGCTGTTCTTCAGTAAATGAAAAATCTTTAAACATTACTATAAGCCTCTTCAATCATTTCATCTATTAACATTTCGAAATCATATTCTGGTTTCCAATTTAATTCCTTTTGGCTTTCGCTACTATCGCCTCTTAAAAAATCTAATTCTTCCGGTCTTTGATATCTTTGATCTATCCGAACATGATCTGCAATATCTAAAGAAAGCTTAGAAAAAACATAAGATAATAAATATTGAACAGATTTTGCTTTACCTGTAGATATGATATAGTCTTTAGGTTTTTCCTGTTGTAGCATTAGATGCATAGCTTTCACATAGTCTTTTGCATGACCCCAATCTCTATAAGCATCTAAATTACCTAAAAATAAATATTGTGATTTTCCTAATTTGATATCAACTGCTCCTTTTATAATTTTATTAGTAACAAAATTGATACCTCTCCTCGGAGATTCGTGATTAAATAAAATACCAGATGAGATAAACATATTATACGAACGCCTATAGTTTTTGCATAGATGATATGCAAATAATTTGGAGCATCCGTATGGACTTACAGGACACATAGGGGTTGTCAACCTTTGGTATCCATCGCTATCAATAGTATTTCCAAACATCTCAGAAGAAGCAGCATTGTATATTTTAGCTTGAGGCATATTGGTTTTGGTAGACTCTAGCACATTCAGTGTTCCTCCGCAATTTACATCTGTTGTATATTTAGGCATATCAAATGATATCCTAACATGACTTTGCGCTGCTAAATGATAAATTTCATCAGGTTGAGCTATTTTAATAGCATGATCTATGGAAGACCTATCCAATAAATCCGCATAAATTAGTTTTATTTTTTCTTCTGCGTGTATTTTGGCGATTCTTGTTGTTTGGGATTCTGGTACTGAATTTCTCCTAATTGTACCATATAGATCATAATCTAAATAATTTAGATGCTCTATTAGATATGAAGCATCTTGACCATTAGCTCCTATAATTAAAGCTTTCTTTTTAGTCATGAGATCATACTCTCTTACTGGCTTCTGTATTATTTTGAAACCAATATATAGTGTCTTTCAAACCTTCTTTGAGATTGATCTTGGCTTTCCAGCCTAATTCATTAATTTTACTTACATCTAAAAATCGTCTAGGAGTCCCATTAGGATAAGATGTATTCCACTTTATTTCACCATTATATCCAACCAATTCCTTAATAGTTTCTGACAATTGTTTAATACTGACTTCTCTACCGTTACCCACATTAATAATATCAGAACTATTATAGTGCCTCATAAGATATATCGCAGCATCCGCTAAATCCTCAACGTGCAAAAATTCTCTAGTAGGAGTACCATCTCCATAGCATTCAACAAAATTCTCATTTAATGCCTTTGCTTGTATAAATTTTCTAATTAATGCTGGTATTACGTGACATTGGGATATATTAAAGTTGTCATTAGGTCCATATAAGTTAGCTGGCATCAAAGATATAGTATTCAAGCCATATTGTTCTTTATATTTAGCGCACATAATATGTCCAGCTATTTTAGCTATAGCATATGCAATATTCGTTTCTTCCAATGCTCCTGTTAAAAGACTAGATTCTTTTATGGGTACATCAGCCATTTTAGGATATATACAAGCAGAACCTAAAAAACAAAACTTAATAACACCATAGTCACACGCTGCATTAATTACATTCGTTTGTATCAACAGATTATCTTTAATAAAGTCGGCTGGATATTTTTTATTACAAGTAATACCACCGACTTTTGCAGCTGCTAGAAATACATATTCTGGATTAGTTTTTTTAAAGAAATCTTGCACATCATTTTGATTTCTTAAATCTAATTCCTGTTTGCTCCGAACTATAAGATTGCTATAGCCTTCTTTTGATAATTTTTCCACTAAAGCAGAACCCACCATACCATTGTGGCCTGCGATGTAAATTTTAGCTTTATTTTCCATAGTTTTATATTATATACAATTTAGAACTCTGCAAGGAATAAGGTATAATACCAGACAATATTCTTTCCCATGAATGGGTGTATGTAGGTTGATGATTCTTTCTATAACCTGTCTCTAAGGTTAAATAATGATCCAAAAGATTAACCTTATATTTTTCAATAAATTCATTAAACATTTTATGTTTACAAACAAACATAGTTCCTGCAAAAAAGTCTATTTTGGAAGAATCTATATCTATGTTATATTCTTTGCAAAAGTTATCAATAATAGGCTGGTTTACAGTATCTAACATCATGTTCTTTTGTTGTGGTCCAGCTATATAGCAATTGTGTTTATTAGTCAATATATATTGAGTATATAGCATATTATTTAATATAGTATCAAAGCATATATCTCTAAATCCATGATGTGTTTTACTGTGAAGTTTAACAATAAAGTCATAATTATCTTTCAGTATATAGTGATATAATATGTATAAAAACGGACCTATATCAGCTCCTTTATTAGGCAGGATAAAGGTTTTCATATTATCAATTTTTGTATTTGATGTAATAAAATATGTAGTATTAAAATAATTTAATTTATTTATAGCTGTTTGTATAGAATCAAGAATTCTAGGATTTGTATTGCCTATATGTATATGACATGCTATGCTGTGGCTTTTATCGTACGTTTTAACAGACGATTTTAAATTATCTATGATACTAGTAGATTTTATAGATGTTCCATTTAGAAAACAATTATGAAGGTTTTGACGCATAGTTTCATATGCCCAAGAGCTTACGCATGGGATTTTTAGATTATCCACTAAGGTTTGATAATCAAGTAATTTTAAGCCAAATAGGTTATACCAAAAAACCTCTTTAACTTGCGTATGTGCGGCGTAATATTTATAGGATATATTTTGCTGTTTTAAAAAATTAGTAAGAGAGTAACATAAATTAATATTAAAATTATATCTAATTGTTTTTAAGATCTTAATTAATATTTTATTTTTAATTAATAATAAATTAGGGTTAACGCACCTATAGAATCTATTATTATAATTGTGATAAACATCACATACAGATTTTACATCTTCATCAAAATCATTTAAAAAATCACAAAGGTAATCATTAATACATATATCATTGTTTGCAAATAATGTATACTTATATTTATTAGATATTTTTTTTAAAGTCCAGATATCTTTAATATCAACTATATAGTCGTGATATGTTTTATTAAAAATTTCTTCATCTTTTAAAGATTCTGGAAGAATGATATAGATTCTATCAACATTATGTTTTATTTTTTCAATAGATTCTAGGGCTATGTTTTTAGATATCTCATCTGTTTTTTTAACTACATATACACAACATATTTCAGAACTATCTAATTTATCAAACTTTACATCTGTATGTTTTTGATTAAATAAATATTTATACTTTTCTCTATGCTTTAAATAAAATTCCAAAGCATGGTATTGATTTACTAAGATAATATCAGACCAATTTAATTCACTAATAAAAACACCATAATCGAAATTATCTTCAATTACAGCAGGATGGATATACCTTCCATCATGAATACAATCTTGTATATATTCGCTAACATTAGATGTGCATGCATAATACTCGTTATAAAACTGTTTATCAAACAGTTCCTGTATGTCCATTCATCCTATTTTCTGCTTTAAAAACTTAACTACGGTAATAGATCCTTCACATCAACCAATAGAGAGGATGCTGAATAACACGGAGGATCTGTCACACAGTCACCCGCATCATTATAGCCCAAACTTTCGCATGTAGCATTGGGGTCTCCAATTTCGATTAAATTAATACTTATACTAACGGGTTCTGATCCACTACACTCGCAGCATACTAATTCACAATTACTTTCACTATCACTACAATCTGTTCCAGATCCGCAGTCACACTCTTCTATTTGGAAGTCTACAGCTCCCTTAGTTTTAACCAAAATTCCAGGATCGAATCCTTCGAGATCATTAGGGTCTATATCTATCGTTACAGTACTACCGGGGCCACCGCCAAAACCTAAATCTAATTCTAATGTGTATACGCCAGTTTGCTCATTATATGTATAGCCACTTGCTGTAAAATGATGATCGGCACCTTGCGGCCCTTTCATCTGTTCATTTAAAGTCCCCATAAGATCTGAATCATTCATGAGTTCAGTTATGTTGATAGGACTACCAGTAGCTACTTGGTCATTGTATAAATCAGTGAGTTTTTGTTTTGCATCTGCGCCAAGTGTATCTCCAATATGGTCTAGCATTGTAGTGCCTGATAAAGTTCCGTCCTCGTTATAAGTTTGCATAGTCAGCATGTTATTCAAAAAATGAGTCATATTTTGAAAATCATTACTGTTATTGCCGTTTGGATGACCGTTTTCTGGATCACCATTAGTGTGCATAGGTACATGAGAGCCATCATTAAGCCTCTTTATTATGTAGTCTATTAAAAGCTTAGGATCATTAGCAGATCCTGGAGGTCTTATCAGAGGTATAATTCTCGCTCCTTTTTCCGCAAAACACTCACACTCTACTACTCCTTCTCCAAAAGTTCCGTCTTCCAAAAATTGTGCGCATTCATCATCATTGATAACTGGTATGCAATTACATGGTCGATTGTTTGCGTTTTCTTGAAAAAATTCTGCTAGAACATTTGAACAAGCATCTGTCATTTTGGGTCCCTCTTCACCTGCCGGACGATACATAGGTATAGGAGATCCCTTAGATGGTGGTGGTGGAGGTGGAGGTGCTGCTTGCAGTGAGAAATTACCACCAGATATAAAGGTAGTTTTATTAGGCGAGTTATCATCCAAAAAGCTAGTATTAGAGATAGGAATAGGAGAAGATGTAGAATCATATCTAGCATCTCCCATGCCTGCACATCCCATCATTTTTTTATAATTTATTTCTTGATCTTCTGGTATAATCCCAGCTTGTTTTAATCTATCATTTAATATTTGAATCAGCGGTACAGTCTCACAACACGGGTTATCATAAACATAACCTTCATTATCGCTAGTGGTTTGATCTATAACAATTCCATCTTCAATTTTTTTTTCGGTTAGTGGAATTGCCTTACTAGCATGTGGCATTACTTGCTGATTATTAATCATTACATCAGGAGATGGTTGTGCTCCATTAGGCGCTTTCGTTTTAACACTTCTATATGGCGGATAGATAACAGCCCCAGATCTTGATGCGGTAGGAGGTGGTGTGTTGGTGTCACCAGCAGTGTAGCTTCCTGCCCTGTATACAACATACGAACCATCGGGTCTACATTTTTGGAAATGTTTTGGTGACTGACTCATGATATGGGCATGCTCCCGTAAATTATTTCTTAACTAGTTTATTGTATAGGAGTAATGCAACACAACCTCCAGCAACACCCATAAAAATACCTGCTGGTTCTAGAGCAGAATAGCTACCTAATAGGTATAATACCGCACCTCCCATGTAGGAGCCAGCAACTCCAAGAGCTATAGTTTTAAAAAAGCCGAAATTTTCTTCTCCAGGTATAATTGATTTAGCAATAGAACCTACAAATATACCATAAACACACCATATTAAAATACTAAACATTATTTATTAGCCTCCAGTAAAGTTTTAACTTCATCTTCCGTGATAGACACTCCTTTTTTAAAAATTGCATCACACAAAGATGCGGAATATTCTTGGTAGTCTGATCTACTTAGTTCATTACGCATAAACTTTTTTAATCTCATGCGAGCAAACCACCATTTTCTATCAGATATATCATGTATCCTTTGAGTATAAAATGCCACCTTATCATCTATATTTTTAGATTTGTCACATTCTTGCATAACTCTCATAACGCTTACTATAATACTAATCATCATTAGCACCATAATAACACTACCAAACTTATCTTCAGGTAGAGTTTGGTCGCTAAGAATATCATTAGCTATATGTTCTAATTTTTCTTTGTTAGTCATTTTATGGCTCACAGTATTGACAATTGATCTTAGCTATACCATCACCGCTAATATACCAACCCTTACCTTTGCATACAGGACAATCTTTTCTTTTATACTTTTCTATTACACTATTTTCTTGAGAAGCTATTTTTGCTCCTACTAGTGTAACTACTGCTTTGGTATTATAATGCACATGACCTGAACCAAAAAATATAGGTAAAGAGATTATGGAAGCAAATAAAATTTTATTTATCATTTTTTAAACCACTTGTCTAGTAAGTCTCGAATAGGTCTTTTAGGTTTAGGGTCTGTAATATCTTTACTGTGTGGTACAAAGATTTTTATTATTGCTAGTATAAAACTAGTAATAGTTTTAATTAAACTATTCAATGCTATTTTATCTAATAATTTCATAAGTAATCTACGAAGCCGTAGTCCGGGAGTTTTTGTGGTGGAAATCCATTAAAATCACTAAAGGCATAAGCTCCATTTTGCCTCAACATACCTTCTGCAATATCTGCATGTATTAAAAATGAGCCATCAGGAATTGGGCCCCATTCTGGATGCCCTCCATCATTCCATTTGCCCCAGCTATTTTGTACTAGAAAAGCTGGCTCTTTACCTGTGTCGTCACAAGCTGTCCAGGACATCGCATGGGCCCATGATCCACTTTTTCGCGCAAATCCCTTAGAATCTCTACGATTAGAAAATCCATAACTACTACACACACTTAGACCATACCCATTGGCTAGTGCATCTCTAGCTTCTTCCACTGTGCGAATTAAGGACACTGTTTTCACTTGATGATCATCTGCCTTATCTATTACTTTATCCGGCAAGCCTCTTGCTCCCCATTTAGCGCCCATACTGCCATTATATTTACTAAAATCAGCTACTCCACGATAATTTTTACGAACTAATATACCGCCTGTTTGACTTACAAAAGTAGCAGCACGACTACAACTCATACCTTGACCACCATGACCTCTACAGCCATATATAGCTTCAGTAGCTCCTCTTGCTATCCAACTTTCCCTATCGCCTTTGATATCAATTTCTACTGCTCTAGTAATATCGCAGGCATTTCTAGTAGCATGTGAAACGCAATCTCCTGTGGTCTGTCTTTCTATGTATGCGTTCTTATCAAACTTTAATGCAGATTTGAAAGGTGTGGATAGTTTGCCTTTGCCGCTATTTTTAATTTTTTTAGCGCCATCCTTGAAGTAAGCATATCTAGAAGTACTAATTAATTCATCAAATACATGAGGCTCAGAAATAGAACCTATAAAACCTTTTTTATATTCATTGTATAGTTCGTTTGGGGTCATTCTTGGCATTATTTACCACCTTCGTAAAAAGCCCAACTCAAAGCCCTAAAAGCACTTACCGCTTTGCTTCTTAGTTCTACATCTAAAACTACATCATCATCTCCGATACTACTAGACAGCAAATCTCTAGCAGCTTCAGCTAATCCTGGATATTTATCTTTAATATTTAATCTAAGCATTTTACCTGCTAAACTATTTGCTTCTTTAATATTAGAGGTATCAGCTATTACTTGATCTTTTTCATCTAGTTCTATTAAAACTGCCATATCAGCATATAAAGAAGATAATTTAAGACAATCAGATTTTCTTGTAGAATCATTAGATTCTTTTACAATACTAGTAATTGCTCTAGCTTTTTCTAATAGAATATCATCAGATGGAGCGTCTACAACACAGGTATCAGTAGTACATGAAGTATTACTAGGGAAACTAATAGAAGATAAATCTGGTTTAGCTATACCTATATACACAAGCACTCCAGCTAATGCTAAAAGCCATTTATTATTCATTTTTATCTCCAGAAAAGAATGGTTTGTCATCACAAATGGTTGGGCTTAAATATGGAAACATTTCATCGGCTACTTCAACAGCTTTATCACAACCACTTTTTTCAGCTAAATCTCTGGTCTGTTTCCAAGATACTACTAAATCAAAAAATACATCTTCTGAATTGGATTTTTCTGTTTTTGTAGTTTTAGAAGGAAATGAATCAGGAATAGCTGGAACAATAACGTCTATACTATCTGGTAATTGTTGTTTAATGTTATTAAACATACCCATTAATATCTTTTGAATAGGGCTAAGTTTGTCTTTAAATAAAACCCATAATATAATACCTATACCAGCATATAAAGCTAGGTCTACAGGAGCCAATCCTTTACTAAATTCTTCAAAAGTTTGTGTATAATTCATAATTGTCCTTTCATGGGATTTTGATTGTGAGTACTTGACTTGATGGATAAGTAGTACCATCTTCTATTTGCTTTTTAATAAATATACCTGTTTGTCTAAACGTAGCTACCAAAGCATCAATACTAGAGCCAACTAAAATCATTAGGAAGGCTTTAACGGATTTATGTATGATAGGTTCTAAAATATTAGGTATAATAGGAATGTCCACAGCTAAAAATACCTTATCATAAAAATCTGATAATAATTTTAAAGCTAACTCCTTTTTTTCTGGACTACTGATATCCGTACCAATTTTTTCAATAATTTGTATAACACTGGCAGTTACTACTTGTAAGATTTTCCAAGCTTCTGCAACTGCAAATCTTTTAACGTTTTTTAAGCTCTCCTTAACTTGATCCGTTAAATTATTAACTTCATTAGTTATAAGTTCTTTACTATTCATTTAAGCCTCATACGTATGTGTAGTGTCTAATCTCTTGATAAATTGATTCGCCAATACCACTAATATCAATTAGTTGTTTAGTGTCTGTAAATCTTTTGTTTTGTCTATAATCTATAATTTTTTGCGCTGTCGCAGGGCCGATGCGTGGCAATTGAATTAACTCACCAAGACTAGCTCTATTTATATTAACTTCAGAAATTTTCTTGTCTATTCCTACATAATCTTCTAATTCTTTTCTTTGATTGTCCTGTTCTTTTTGTTTTGTTATTTCTCTTTGTACTTTTTCCTTTTCTCGCTTTTTAAGATATCGAGATAAAACCATAAATTGACCACCTATTAGAATAACGCTTTCTACAGCATGTGTGACTGCGCTAATAAGGTCGTCTTTGGTGTCTGGTTCGGTAATTACTCCGATTATAAATAAACCACTAATAATGAAGCTAACTAATGTAAACCAGAATTCACTTGTTTGGTAAGATTTTTTCATAAAGCTATCCCCTGTTATATAATTATACACCAGAGGATGCTTATTGAGTCATTATGTTGTATAATATGTGATATCGTCAAACTTATCATCATATTTAGCTTCTATATCAGCTATCACAGGCTTGTTTGACACATATGTATTAATTTTATCTTCAGCTGCTGGGCCTGTAGGTTTGGTAGAAACTACAATAGTTCCATTTTTAATATCATTAGATAATATGCTCTTCTGTATATCGTTTGCCATAATTATGACCTTTCTATTCTATTTTCTAAAGCCTCTAAGGTATTGCCTAATGTCGCCATTTGAACTTTTAGTTCTGTCATAACTTCTGTATTTTTTTCTAACGCTCTAAATAATATACTAGTATCTTCTTTATGAGAATTTAGTCTCTCCATTATAAATTGTCTATCTTTGGCATATTGACTGCTTTGTGATTGGTTTAAAATCATTTGTTCTACTTCTTTTCTGTTAACCAAATTTCTAACAAATCCGGTCCAAAAGCCTATAAGGGCTATGACCACACTTGCCATGTGTGTTGTGAAATTTTCAAAAAAATGTCCTAGTGTGTTTGGGTCACTCACTTATCACAGCCCCTACAGCAACCCATAATCCTTGACCAAAAGCTACATTTTGGTGGCTTTTTAGTAGACCAACAATCGCAGCATTTGTTTAGATCAATGAATTTTTTATTGCCATCAGCTAGAGATCGCTCAAATGCTTGAACGATCTCATCGTGACTAAGTAAAAGATCCAAGCACCGATCATCTACATAAACAGTAGTATGAAACAGTCTTTGATACTTTGCCATTAAAATTATCCTTTAGCTGGGTAATTTTGTGAAGTAGGAACACCACCGGTTGACAAAAATGTTAATGATCCAGGTATAGCAAAACTAGATCTAGCAGCTGTATCATTACCAAAACTATCTGTTGCTTCTACTGGATGGCCCGGTGTAAACTCTCCAGTAACTAAATTGAAAGCACCTGCTCTGAATGCAGATGCAGTTCTAGCTGTTGTAACGCTTTCGCTTTTATTTATTGAGTTTACATGCTCAGGATAAATAGAAGCATTTATAAGTACAGCAGATGTAGGGATAAGATCCTTCGATCTCTGCATTACTACATCTGTAGAAGCACTTGGGAAACCCTGCCCGCTAACAGATTGTTGGGCATCAGCTCCGTCATGAGGTGTAGAACCAAATACACCAGTTTGGCTATAGTAATTAGATGGTTTAACGCTATCTGTACCACTGCTCATAGCGATAGTTGCACCAACTACTTCAGCACTACCGGATACATAATGTATAGTAGCCATATTTAATAAACTCCTTAAGTCGTTTTGAGGTTATAGGCGTGTTTCATATTAAAATACACCATTTTATACAAAAAGTTTTTCCCATTCTGTAGTATCCTCAGTATGATTATTCCTATTTTTACAACTACTGGCACTTTGAGTTCTAGAGCCAAAATCGGTCCTAACGCCCACCATTCTGATATTTGAACATAATAATGTGAATTTTTCGATATTATTCGAAATAGAGCTATCTATTTGCTGTTGTAATGGAAATACATATTTTAAGATTTTTGCTGCTCCTTTGTTAGATAAAATATATCCATATAATCCAGTAATTAATCCTCTAGGTTTTGCAATGGCGTTATTTAGTATGTTTTTCTGAAAGCCCGGTATTTCGTTATATCCCAAATATATAATGTCATATTCAGTATCTAAATTTTCATTATGTATACTAGTCAATAAATATGAAAGATTTTTATCAAATGTTTCATTTATAATTATATCATCTTCAAATATTAGATATGGCTTATTTCGTTTACTACATTCTTCATAAATAAGATAGTGAGACAAGGCACACGCTGCTGATCCATATGTTAATGATATTCCATATGTGCTTTGGGATTTTTGTTTAATTTCATTTTTAGCTTTTTCAGATATAATTTCCTTTGGTATAATTCTAATATCTAGATTTTCACCATATACAGCTTCATATCTCTTGCATTGCTTATCCAGTAAAGATGATTGCTTTTGTTGTGATTCAAAATATGTTCTTTTCTTTTGGTCATTATTAAGATTGATATAATATATCTTATCAAAATATTTATAGATATCTATATTTTCCATTATTTTACAGAATAGTAGTAGTTCTTATCGTCGTATTTTTTATAAAATGTTTCTTCGCCCCATTCATCCCAAATGATTTTAATAGAGTCGTCATCTATATATTCAAAACTACCATGATCATTATTATCTATATTGTACATTCTATTGTTTCTTTTATTTAATATTACATAAGATTTCCAATACTGGTGTTCAAACAAGCAAATACTACAAAAATCATTTTCTATATTATTGTATAATGTTGGTTTTGATTTACGAATATTAGGTGATGAGACATTATTTTGATGTTTATGGTACAGTACATGGTCAAATTTAGGTATAACGTAAGAAAGTAAATTTTTTTCTCTCCATCTAGTTCTCCAAACAGGATCTTCAAAAGGATGTATTTTATGATTTTCTTCTGGAGTGAGTTTTAATATTATGTCTAAAGCCTTATTATTAAAAGCGTATGTACACGGCATACCAAATTTAATATTGCTTTGTAAATCCGGACCCCAAGCTCCTGAAACAGTATCGAATTCTCCTTCGGATATATGATTGGATTCTATTTGATATTTAATTTTAGCTGATATGATGTCTATTTGATGTTTTGAAAAATTATCAATAATATTTTCTAAGTATGAGTGTTTATAAATATCATCATCATCTATTTTAATAAATAAATTATATTTATGATAATCTATTTTTTTGATAGGGTAGATGTAATTTTCATGTTGATCCATATTTTGATGATAAAAAATTTGTAGTCTATTATCCTTAGCAAAGTCTTGTAATAATGTTTCATATTGTTTTTTTTCTATATCGTTATCTATGCATATTCCAACAATATATTTAATGTCTTTATATGATTGATTATTTAATATATTATTAATACAATTAAAGATGTGGTAGGGTCTTTTGTAAGATGTGGTAAAGCATACAGGTCTAGCGATATATCTACCTTTTCTCTTCTGAATTGCAGACTGATTGGCAACCAAGCTTTTTTGATTAGTTACAGTTTTCTTTCTTTTTGTTACTTTCTTTTTACTAGTTTTAGTATTTGTTGTCTTTTTTGTTTGTTTAGCCATCTGTTAAACCTTTATAATAATTTTTTCTACCCAATCGCCATCTTTAATATGAGGAATAATAACACAATGGTCAGGCTTGCCACTACAAGAAAATACAGATCTATGTGTATTACTTTTTTTATTAAAGATATTATTATAGTAAGTATTATCTTTTTCTATATGCATATCTTTTCTCCATAATAGATTATCGTCTTTATCTTCAAATCCAAAAAACCAAAAATCAAATTCAACATCGTCAGGAACATCTTCGTAGTTCCAAGTTATATCTATAGTATGTTTATTAAGCATACCTTCATGCCATTCTTGTTCTGTCATTATAAATGGCTCAGGCATATCTCTTGCGTCATTGAGCCTAGCCGCATATTTATGAACCCTTCTGTTTTTAAAGTCTAAACCAGCGTATAGTTCATAATCATGTAAAGATCTCACATTACCTAATCCGTAGTGCTTAAAGTCTAAATTATTAGGGTCCATATTAAATAATGCTCTTTGTCGTTGCTTGGATCTTTTATCTCTGGTACTAGCTAGTGTGTCAAAGTCAGATATTTTTGTATGATCTCCCCAATGTTTATGTTCACGTTGTCTAAGGTATTCATGCCAAACAACAGATCTAGTAGGATGAAACATATCATACCCATGAGTATACGCCCTAGCACTAAGTGTTATCTCTTCACCTCTAAAATATAAGTTAGGATCATATATACATTCTCGAACAAACATACCGGAACTAAAAATAAAATGACCAGACAACAATCTTGCATTAATTAGATTAACATTATTAGCTTTATGATTATCGTGCTCGATTATATGTTGAGGTCTAGAAACTATATCTCCATCGTCCGTAAAGGTGTCAAATGTTACAATACGATACGGCTCTTCTATAAGTGGCTCTGTATCTTCTCTATCCGGCCAATATGTAGTTCCATAAGTTCCAATAATTGGTTTAGATGATGGCGCTTCATCATATAAATTTTTTAAATATTCGTCCCAGTGCTCTTTAAACCTATGATGTGAATCTAATTGAAAATAATACTCTTCTCCTTCGTATAAAAATTTTTGTATAATATGTCTAGCCCAACAAGCTCCCTTACTTTTTTGCCAATCGCATTCATAGATTCTAATATTTTCATTATCTATAAATTCTTCTATAGACTCAGATTCATCTTTTTGCCAACAAAGACCTACTCTTATTAGGTCTGGATATTTAGCTTTAATGAATAGATCTCTCAAGGTAGGCAAAAGCTCAGGATCTCTATATGAAGCTATGCTTACAAATATCAGATTATTGTTTTGCGTTATTGACATGTTCTTTTAATAAATTTAATGATTGCATATGCTTGACGCTGATATATTTACATTCAGATTTTATAATAAGATTAATATGTTCATCAGTCCAGATATCTCCATTAAAAATAGTCTTTATACCTGATTTTTGTTGTAAATATTTAGATGCTATAATGTTATCAAAAATATTATCTAAGAAAAATGCACTAGAGGGATATATAGTATCAAGCCCATATTCTTGCAGGATAGAGCAAAACTTAACTAAAATATTATGATTATATTTTCTATAATCTAAAATATATCTAATAGATGTTTCTTCCGGTATAATATCTTTTAATTCTGATATTTCTCTTCTAATTTTATCATACTTTCTATTAACCAATAAGTATGAAGGTGCCACAATAGAAATAATTCCAGATTTTTTTGATATTTCCTCTATCTTTTTTAATCTAATCGCTATGCTACTTAAACCTAGAGGAAAATCTAAATGGATATTAATTTTATTGGGGTGAAAGAAAATCTTAGCTAGTCTATATTGATGTTCATTGATTAATATAGAATTAACAAAATCTGATTCGTGTAGTGATTTGAGGGTTTCTTTCGTTTCTTGATCATTTAAAAATGAATCAATGTAATATTCTACAAGCATTTAATAGTTGTCTTTTAAGTATTTTATAATGTCATCTACATAAGTATATTCATCAGATCCAAATATACCATCAGCAAATCCATAGTGAATCGATTGTTCCGGAGATAGTATCCAATCAGCTTTATTGTCTAATTGAGAAAGTATATGTTTTTTAGCGTTTGGTCTTTTCCATTTTTTTTCTTTTAGCATTGGCGATACCATGAACTTATCTGTAAAAATATCCACCATCTTCGACGCTTCTTCTTGTGACCATTTAAGATTAGAAACTGCAACCTTATGATCTCCATCTACGAATGTACTACCATAATGAATTAAAGTGTAAGCATTTGGCATCATAATTCTTAGATCAGCTGCTTGTAGTATAATACTACCAGAAGATTCCGCTCTCGAATAAACTATAATAGCTATAGGGGATGGACTCAGTCTAATCGCATCATACATACTCATGCAATCAGACCATTCGCCGCCAGGAATATGCATGTGTATGATAATTGGATCAAAAGATGTTTGATTTAAATATCTTAGATTTTTATGTAAGGATACAGCAGATTTAAAATCAACACCATTATCTTCATCTCCATACATTGCAGAATGTAGATAAATTTCTCTATTCGTTGGGTCGAGATTGTAATTATGTAAATAATCAATATGATGATTAAAGTTTCTCATAAAGATTTCCTTGTATGTTTTGCATAATATCCCTGTCTTGAAAGGCTTTACCAATAGCTATACGAAATCTATATCGGGTAAAAATATCTAATGTCTCTACACCTTCTGTTGTTTCGATTATATTTTTATATTCTTCTGAAATTGTAAAATTAGTATGACCTATCCAGAACTTAAAGGTTTTAGTGCATGCTGTTTGTTCATTGAGAGGTATCATACCCATAGGGGTCATAATGGCTTTAGTGTGGTGTTTAAAAGCCATTAGGTCTTCATCATTTTGATTTAAATTTTCAGTGTTTTGTTCGTTTTCTTCATACGTATTCCAATTGGCTTCTTCAAAATCAGATGGGTTTATATCTTCTAGTAGCTTTCCTTCTTCTGGAGGTAATTCGTATGGATTAATCCATTTTTCCCATAAAATTTTAGGAGTCATGCTTAAGTACTTCCGAAGGTTTAATCCAGGGTGTGTCTGCTGATCTGTTTTTATTGACTATATTTTCTAAAATTCTAGTTTGAGCCTCTATATTTGTTATAGTTTCTTTTACAATATCTTTATCTTGCTTATCATCACTATCATATTCTTTTAATATTTCTAAAATATCCTTAGCAAAAAAACCATAATTTAAACCTAGCATTAAATTACATAAAGCATTTACTGTTTTAGTTTTATCTTTAGCATTCCATCTAACTTCGAAATTATACTCATCGTCATTACTCATAGCTAGAACAATAGAACATAATTCATTTTGTCTTTGTGTATTATCAATATCTTCTGGTTTTGGCTTATTAAATAGTTTTTGAAATAACTTCATTTATAATACCTAATTCTGTTTGAATTGAAGGATCAAAAATATCGAATGATTTCCAAAATAAATTTGTGCTTTTAATGCTTAGTTTAGGACAAATACAACCATACAGAAAGTATAGGCTTTTGTCTGAATTCTTAAAAAGTTTAGATATATTAGCATCATTAATACTAATAAATTTAGGATTAATATATCCATTAGATAATTTATTGTCCATAAAAATATCGCTTGATATATGCTTTTTAACGTTATTTTCTAAATCTTTATAGTTATCTATTTCCCAGTTGGGCAATTGGATAGAATCCTCTTTTTCTGATAAAATATATTTTTCTTCTTTGTAAAAATCATTGGTAATTAGAGCCACAACAGCATTAATCATTAGTATCTAAAACCTCTCTAAGTATACTATATGTTTTATTTAGTCCTTGCCTGACTGCCTCTCTAGTAATATTAAACTTTTTTCCGATATTTTCAAGTGTCATTTCTTCAAAATAATACATTCTAATATACTCCGCTTGTCTTTCAGACAGTAATTCACTATTTAGTAGATCTTCAATGTCTTTAGTTAAATTACTTTTATTTTCATTATCTATAACCTGATGCAATATTGAGGAATGAATATCACCTGATAAAATATTATTAAGATTTAATTCATCATCATCATAGTTTTTGTCAAGTGATAGGTGTTTACTTCTAATAGTATTCTTTTTACCATACTGTCTAGTGATATAACTTTGAATTGCCCAGATCGCACACTGGTTTCTGTAAGAATACTGCGTTTTGCTCTTGCCAGTTAAAGCTCCTTTGCGGTCTTTATCCCATCTCCAATCAGCCATCATGATACCATTAGCGACATTTGCGATAGCATCTTCACTAGAAAGCATTCTTTTAGTAGCCCCTTGGCAAATTTGGTCAGCAAATTTTGCTATATTTTTCTTAGCCAAAGTTAAATAAAAATTCAAACTTTCAAATTTAATATTATCTTTGTTATTATATTTAGTTTTATACGTACCGATATCTACAATATCTATCATATCAATTCCTCCTAGTAATTCCAAAATCCTATAAATTAAATTTTATTTTTTATCTTTTTCAGTACTTTTTTGTGCTGGTACTGTATTTTTCATACCTTGCTGTTTTGCAGGATCGATGGGTGGGTTTTTAGCTTGTTTATTCTTGCCTTTACCACATCCACAGCCCGCTGTACTTTTATCGTCATCTACAGGAGCAAACTTTACATAATCATGTATAGTTTTCATGTACTCTTCTGTTACAGCAATTTTACCCTGTAGCCAACTTGCTGTCAAGTTCTTTTTTACGTTTGGGTCAGATATTGAATCTAAAATAGATTTTGCATTAGTTAAAATAGATTTTAAAGAACCTATATTCATATCAATAAAGTCTTCTTTATATTCTGTAAAGCTTTCTTCATTTGAGGTAGCTGTTTGAATATTTTCTTGAACTTGTGTTAATATTTTTTTATACCTCATTGTCTACAACTCCTTTTTTAAAGCTTTAAGTTTTAATTTGTTATGTAAATTTTTTAATTTAGGATATAATTTAGAAATTAGTAATTTAGAAGCATTGTGATCAGATCTGTAATGAACACCCTGTAACATTCTAGCATAACCACACTGATTAGCTAATTCGAATAATTCCTTTTTGTGATTAGGATAAAAATCTGCACACACATGAGCTAAAAGGAAAGCATATGCACTGTGTCCAGATGGGTATGCTGGTGTTTGATGTGTTTTAGTTTCAATCACTTTAATATCTATATTTAATATTTTGGCAAGTTGTATAGGTCTGGGTCTATTAAAAAAGTTTTTTAAATCTGTAATAATAGTCTTGACGTATTCTTCATATAATGGTTTGAAAATTTTTACAGGTACTTTGGCTTTATATTGTGTTAAGTAATCATTAAACACATCTATTGGCTCACGGTCTACAGCGTATATGAATTTAATTTGTTTGGGTGTTAATTCCTGGGTTATGCGTTCTAATTCTTTTAGATCTAACAAAGTAGATTCACTATTATTCGTAGGAGGAGCAGGAATGAATTTAAAATAATCAAAACCTAATACATCTTTTAAATTACTAATAGGGGTTGTGTTGATTTCGTATGTTAAATCATTTGGTACTGATGCCTTGAGCACATGATCAATTTGATTTAATAATTTATAGTTTTTCATTTTAAAAGATCTTTTACAGATTTATTGGATTCCCAAAACTTACAAGACCAATACCGAGCCTTCCATTTTGGTCCAGGATTTGTATCACATTGATGTCTAGCTCTAAAGCTTTTCCTTCTAGCTGGATCATCTCTTTTAATGTCCATGTTAGGATCTCCAAAGTTAACTTTAACAACATTGTCTTTTTCATTCTTAACATAGACACTAAATTTTTTAGGACCATCAGGAGTTCTGAATGGTTTATTTAAAGTTACTTTACGTCCTTGGTATTCATTAGCTTTAATTAAATATCTATCATTTTTTTTGTGAGGTCCAACCCTGTTGTAAAAATATACTTCACCTGTTTTAGGATCTTTATATTTGTATATTTTAGCTTCAGTATATTCTGTTTCTTCAAGATCTATGTAATCTTTTGCATCTGGGTTGACATAAGTATGCTCATTCAATTCTTCAGTATATCCAAAAGCTTCATATTCGTAAGCTATATTAAAATCATCTAATAGCGATCCTTCAGAGGCGTTAGATAAGCACATAGCTAATCTTTGTGATGAATCTGGAAATTCTTTTTTACTTTTTTTATCTGACATGCATCTGGATACAAATTTATCTCGTTTTTCTTCAGATCTTCTTTGAGGTAGGGGCATGCGTTATCTCCGAATTGAAAGTATTCTTATATTATATAATACACCAGACATTCTCACTCACAACTCTTTTATGTCCAAAGTTTCGCCTTCTTGGTAGTATTTGACATATTTTTGGTTATTTTTGACATAAACAACTCTTAATGTTTTGGCGATTCCTTCTGCTGGATCGGAGCATAAATCATTATCAATTTTAATTTCTGTTATACCTTCTTGATATGCTTTTTCTATCGCAGATTTAGCATCTAATGATATGCCATACAAGGCTTGAGATATATTGTTTGCATCAAAATCAATATTTAAGCAATTAAAGTATTCATATAATTCATTTATTTTTTTAATGGGATGAAAAACTGCTTGATTTAATATATTACTATTTTTATATTGCTTTAGAGTATTTAAGCAATATTCTGATTCATATGTAATATGCTTGTTGATAGGTGATATAAGATTAGGGTTATTAAAAGTAGATAAGTCGTAATTCTTACAGCTAGATAGTATCGTTCCATATTTAATTTCAGAAAATACATTATTAATTTGAGGATATTTTTTGATGTTATCTATGATCTCAATAACTGCCTCGTCAGAAAGCATCATACAGCAAATAGGGCTACAAGATGTTAGTTCATGTATTCCGTAAATATTTTTTACTATCGGGTTTGTGCTAAATTGTTGAAACCAATGATAATCTTTACGCTGGTCATATGTAAGAGTTTGGGCAGACATTACTCCGTTATGATCGTTTATAGTGGTAGTATCTACATTTAAGAAATCTAAAATATTCATGTTAGCATATGTATCATGCTCAATAATAATATATTGTTTATATCTCTTTTTTGGGTTAGATAGATACCAATACAAGAATAAGTTATCACAGCACCACCACATTTCTTTACCGGACCATTCGGATATATGTTTTCTACCTAAAAAATCATAATAATAATTAAGGTAATCGTGTTGACTAGATGTATACACATCGCAGCCTTCGCTATGATCTAAAATGCTTTGATAATTTATAGCGGTTAAATTATCCTTGGTACCATGAATAAATATTATAGCTACTTGATTACTCATATAGATACTGAATCATTTGACTAGCGGTGTGATTCCAGCTAAATTGAGATGCTGTTTTAACACCCTCGGCGTTATCTATAATACGATTTTTGTATACATATTTCATATGCTCTATGCATTGATCTATGGCATCAGTTGTTAAGCTTGCCCAACGACCTCTACCATGAAAAAATTTACCGTCAACAGCATCTTCCAAAGTATTTACGTCTACCAAATAACTGTTTTTATTATTCGCATATTGCGTATGGCCAGAATAATTTGTTAGTATAATTGGTTTATTCATAGACATAGTCTCTAATGCTTCATTATTCCATCCCTCAGCTCTTGCTGGATAAATGCCACAATTAGAAAGTTTAATTAACTTAGCAATATGCTCTTGTGTTGGAAGACGGGGAAATATACGTATTTTATCTCCAAGTTTACTATTTTTGTACATTTTTTCCCAATGTTTATTTTCTTTTTCAGATAAAAAAGCATTACTATTAAGCATCCATAGTTCTACATCATCATTTTCACTAAAAGCTTTATTGAAAATATGTACCAAAAGATCATGACCTTTTCTAATTTCCCATTTACCTATATTTAAAAAGATATATTTATCTTTATCTACATCAGCTTCGTCTATCTTAATATCTGGAGTAAATACATCTCTATCGACTCCAGAGGGAGCTATCTTGATCTTGTTTTCATCCAACCCATTATCAATTAAAACATCTTTTGCCCAAGATGTAGGAGCAAAAATGATATCAGATATACTATATGAGGATATCTCTTCTTTAGCTAATTTATCAACTTCAAAAAAACTATAAGTACTATATAATCCTTTATTGCAAGGTTTAATGCTTAAATCAGAAGGATGCCAGATTTTTAAGCATGGATTTTGCAATGATTCAGAATTGTATTCCTGTTGCTTATAAATGTCTCTAAGTAAACTTTCTTTGTCCCATTGTTGTTCTACATACATATCATGAATTAAAAATAAAGTTATATCTAATTTCTTGCTAAGTGCTTTCCACACGTTATAAGAGGTAATTCCATAGCCCATATTATTTATAGGGCAATTAAGGCTTATTTTTTTCATATTATTTTTCATATATCCTATTATGTGTATTATTAACTCTAATAAAAGTTGTATTCTTTCCCATATCTTTTAGACTCTTAGCACCGATGTATGTACAGCAACTCCTCAAGCCACCTAGAATGTCCATAAGAACATTTTCTGTTTTACCTTTATATGGTATGCTTACACACCTACCTTCACTAGTTCGGTAGTCAGCAACTCCACCAGTATGTTTATTCATTGCTTCTTTACTACTCATACCATAAAATTTTAGAGATACTTTTCTTTTTTCTGTAGGATATTTAGGATCAAAAGGTTGCCACCATTCTTTATTACTTCTATCGTCTTCCCCTAAAGTCTTACATCTCCATTCATACTGCCATTCTCCCGAACAACAATCTGTTCCTGCCAGCATTCCACCTAACATTACAAAATCAGAATTACCACAAAATGCCTTGCATACATCTGCTGGCGTAGTACATCCACCATCGCTGCATACGTGACCTCCTACACTATGAGCAGCGTCAGCACATTCTATCACAGCAGATAGTTGAGGATAACCAATACCTGTTTTAAGTCTTGTAGTACACACACTACCTGATCCTATACCTATCTTGACTATATCAACACCTCCATGAAATATTAGTTCTTCTGTCATTTCTGGAGTCACTACATTTCCCGCCATAATAATAATATCAGGATACCATTCTCTAATTTTTTTAATTGTAGATACAAATTTTTCGTTATATCCGTTAGCTACATCAATACATAAATTAGGTTTATTTTGTAAGTTATCGTACACAGTACTTAGTTTTTCTATATCTGGTTCAGATATTCCCGTAGAATAAAAAGCATACTGCTTATTGGAGGAAAAATATTTGATTAATTCTTGACTCTTGTAATGCTTGTGTAAACAAGTTATGCAATCAAAACTAGAAAGTGTATCCTCCATTTCCATAGAGCCTGTAGTATCCATATTTGCAGCTATAATAGGTACACAATTTAGTTCTCTCGTAGAGTGAGGAAATTTAAAAACTCTATTTAAATCTACCTGCGACCTACTAGATATATTAGATCTTTTAGGTTTAATCAAAACATCACTAAAATCTAACTTAGTATCTTGAGTAATTTTCATTGCACCATCATGATCTGCGAGGGGTTGTAGAATAATTTAAAGTTTTGGAACTTATTGGTTAAATTTTTATGAAGCATGACATGCTCGCAATCTTCTCCGGAATACAATGGCTTATAAAATTCTTTTCTATATATGCAACAACCACCGAAACCGCTGAAAACTTCAAAAGGTTTAGATCCTATAGGTAAATAAAACTCAGGAAACCAAGGAATATTTTGTTCATTCCAGTGATTCAGTCTGAAAGCAAAAGAATCATAGTTTGTATATTGATTATTACTTTGGTTTTTAATATAACTATTGCCACACATAGCACTAATTTCTGGATTATCTTTCATCCATCCTAGTGAATTAAAAAGCCCATTTGTGCTAAAATTTAAAAAATCAATATCTAGTACTACAAAAAAATCATATGAATTTAAGAGTTGTTTATCAATAGAATTGTAGCATGCTATTCTGGCTCTAGCCATATTAAAAGTTCTAACAGTATTTCTAGATAAAGGCAAGTATTTTGTGTCTAGCTTTTCAGAAACAATGGAGAAATTACTATATTCTGGCTTATTAAATAATTCTTGGATTAATGCAGGAGTATCGTCATTAGAGTCGTTTTCGTAAACATAAACATTTGATTCTTTATGGAAATTTTCTAAAAGTAATCTAATTTGCCTCATAGGAAATTTAAATTGATTAGCTATATTTCTAGCTAAACATAGGATAGCTATTTTTTTATTTTCAGCATACTTTAAACCAGTTTGTAATTTATCTTGATACTCTGTGACACAATCTGTATGTACAGGAAAGAGAGTGTCTATATCATATATAATTTTATTCATAAGTTAAAAAAATACCATCTATTATAGTTATTAATATTTTCAGAATTGTTGATATGTTCTAGATATCCATATATATCGTTCCAATCAGAAAAAATCATTTGATGTGGGATAACACCAAAAAGCCAATCTGGAGTATTATGCTTACCTTGACACATATGCATTAGTATAGGTTTTTTTTGTCTATTTGCCCAGAAAATTTCTTCGTAAGTTCCACAAGGGTGTATATTTAGATCTAAGTTGACTATAAGAAAATCACTAATATCCACCAATCTTAAATCAACAGATCTAATTACTTTCATTACGGAAGAAAGTTCGTCATATCTTTTTTGTTTCTTTAATTTTAATTTATGTGCATGTGTATGACTATCTTCAAGACCTATATCTGTTGGTTTTAATATGGGATTAAACACTATAGCTTCTAGGTTTTCTAAAAATGGAGTAATCTCTTCTCTCCAACCCTTACCTCGATCTATTACTCGATCCATAGCTCCAGCTAGATATACTCTTTGATTTCTTAGTCTATTCATTTTCTTGTTCGTATGCTGTTTTTCTAGCTCTTAAATTACCTTGAACAATACCTATATATAAGCAGAACGCAAACGCTATAGCATTAAGCCAAATCATACTAACTCCAATTCTATATTATTGCTATTTAATTTAAAAGCAACTGAATCTAAATCTAAATTTACTAAATTTTGAACAATAGATTTAGAACTGTAAGAAGACCATTCATCGCTAAACAAGATATATTTACAGTTCAATAAATCATTTTGATCGATAAAAGTTTTTAAGCTATCTGTATTAGATTGATGGTATTTATTGAAAAAATTTAAAATCCACTGAGAATTTTTAGCAATAAACGGGATTAAATTCAAAGGCATTTCTGTAATTGTAGGTAAAATTAAATGATAGTTATTCATTAGATTTTTGATATAGCCTTTGAGATCTAAAGTTTTTAATATACAATAATTGTTAATCCCTACCATAACATCATTATCGACTATGTTTTCAAGAAAGTTTACTTTATATTTTTTGTAGACCATGTCATTTTTAACTGCTATATATTTATGATAAGGTAAAGCTTCTTTTTCCAAGATCTGAATATTTGAAGTATTTTGTAAAATCATATTTATAGATAATTATCATATACTTGAGTAAAAATAGGCTTTTTAAAAGTATCTAAAATTAGTTCTTTAATAAAAGGCCAATCAGCACCTAAAACACCCATATGAAATTTTGGTGAATATACTTGTAGTTTTGTATCGTATTCAGAATTATATCTTTTAATATATTCTTGAGTTCTATATAAGCAGTTGCCTAAATAATAATAATTTAATGGTCGAGGATTTGTTTCTGAAATAATTCCTGTTTGACATATCATGTTAGCAATAATAATACTATTTTTATATTTTTTATTTGTTCTGGCTTTTACGAATTGGGTATAGCCTAATGATACTTTTATTTTTGATGCACCTAGAAGGTGGTAGTTTTCTTTAACTGCTGGGAATGCTTTAGCAATAGTTTTATTGAAGCCTGCACCAAATGTATTCATATTGTTACATATATTTAATATGATAACAGAGTTATTTGTATTATCTATTAGATTATTAGCATCATCGATAAGACTATATTTTTTATTTAATATTTTAATATTTTTATGATGTTCTTTGGTAAGCATAAATCACCTCGCCTGTAGGGTTTATGTTATTATAGCTTTTAGCTTTCTGCGAGTCAATACTGACTTTTGTTCTTTTAAACTTATTGTTTTATAATTTTATATCTATCAAATTTCTTATATCTAACAATAGGCTGATTATCAAAATGATACCATTTTATATCTATATATTTTTCATCTTGATAGTGAATATAACCGAAAACGTGCAAGTCTTCTGTTAAATAACATAGCTTATTGTATGTAATTCTTAAGTGTAGTTTTCTGTATTGACTGTTAAAAACAGTATAATTTTGTGTAATACAGGGTGAGAACTTTAAGCCTTCTGATGTGATAATATATCCAAATATTCTTTCTAAGGCATGACTATATGTTCCTGTGGAGGTGTTACCATCATAAACCTTACCGGTTTCCGTAGATAGCAAGGTGTCTAAATAAGAAAAATGCTTCGATAAATATTTTTGAAAAATTTTAGTTTTAGATAAAAACATTGATCCTGCCGCAAATTTTGTATCACTAACAGTACTGTAATCAATTCCTATTAAATTGCACAAAGTATCAATTTTTTGAACATTACGACCTTGGTTATTTTTTAAGGTTAAGAAACCATGTGATACAGTGCCTATGTGTTTCGAATTGATTGAAGATATGTTGGATTGGTAATTAAATAAATCACCTATTAGACTATCTATAAGTATAGTTCCCCAATCAATATCTCCGTTCTTACCAAATAAAGATTGTTTAGAGTGTATCTTGATGAAATAAGGAAATTCTTTATGGCTTATTCTGGATAGTTGATGTAAAAAGGGTGCTATATCAACACCATAATTTTCATGATAGCTTATATCAACTATTCTATCTTTAAATTTATTAATAAAACTATCTAGGAGAATATGTTTTTTATTTTTGATATTAGCAGATATAGCTATTGCAGGTTGTTTTAGTACGTTCAGTAGTGATGATAATTCTTGTAGTCTTTCTAGAGAGTATAGCTGTAATAATAAAATTGTATTACTCATTACCAATAAATACTTTATTTTTTATAGGTGGTGTTTCGTGCTGATTAGATTTAAATAAACATTTAGAATTTTTATAAATTTCATAGTAATTCTCATAATGTTGATTATTATTTTTAACATATATTATATAGATATATTTCTCTAAAGTTTCTATTTGTAAATCAAACGATAATGGGCCGTATCCATCTTTAAGAGCAATTTTATCTGCTATAATATTGTTGGATGAATCTGTCACACGAATGTAATTATCTTGCCATCCGTCACCATACACATCATATAATAAAATAGATATAGTATGGGTATCGCATTTTTTACAAAGCCTACCACTAATATAGGAACTATGATAATTATTTGACACATAAAACTTTACCCCAGCCTTAGCGTTGGATGGATGTCTATTTTGTGCTCCACCAGCAATTAAATATTTGTTTTTTTTATTATTATCTCTTAGAATATTGAAAAACTTAAAACCAGCATTTATTAAGCCGTATGAAGAAATGTGATTTTCGTTGACATTAATCTTATCTACATCATCTTTATTATTTGGAAATATAGAATATTTTTGTTTGTATGGGTTATAATAAACTGATTTATAGAATTCATTATAATTTGGGATCCAGTATTTATTTGATACTGAACTTTCTATTGTATCATCATTGTTTATTTCTTTATTGTTTTTCCAGTTGCAGTATTGTTGTAATTTTTCTAAATTGATGTAGGTTGCAGGTAAGTTAATGTCAATTTCATCCTTGGTATTAAAAACATTATTACTATAGTAAATTACTTGCTGTAAGTGTTCATCATATATATTTAATTTTATAGCTTCATTTCCTATATCATTTAGAAACATAGTAAAATCTTTGTAAGTAATAAAATTTCTTTGAATGAAAAAAGAATAATCTACAGAACCATATCCGTTGATATCTGATTTATTACATTTATTTTTTATTAAACAAAAATCATTCATATTGAGTTTGTATTGATAAAGAATTTATAGTTTCATTAACTGGATTATTTAGTATTGTATAATTACTAAAATCAAATTTAATTTTTTCGCAAGGTATTCTATTGAATTCATCATGTGAAATATTATTATAGTTATATACAGAAATTATATCAAGATCATTATTTATATTAACATTGTCTACATTCTTGCGGATAGAAGTTAGAAAAATAGACTTGTTATGAAATATATATATGTATGCATAAGCAATATAGTCTTTGTATTTATTAATACATGTCCATACTTGGTTATAACCTATCCACTTTGTAAAAATAAATTTACTTCCATTATCAACAGACAACAGTATGTTAGGTAAGTTTTTAACGAAAGTATTATCCTGGCATATGCAATTCATTTCATTTAAGTCATAATTTAATTTAATTAATTCAATAGCATCGCTTGAAGGTATTAGTATGTTTTTAATATTTGTATCTAAATTTTTTACGCCCCAATTTGTATTTATATTTAATGGTAGTGTACCCTCGTCTGCAATCTTGATTGTATCTATATGCTTTTTGTTATTTAGTGCAATTATAATTTTATTATAAGGTGTGTTGCGTAAGCTATATAAATAATTATTCCTAATAGGTGTAGAAGAATTAGAATTATTTAATAAATAGATATTATCTGAATGAAAATTGATACTTAAATGCATTGCTTATTTTTAATCAATTTTAAATATTGATGCAAAATCCTTTATGTCTGATATATTAGGTTCATTTAGAGGATCTATTACTTCTACGTTTAGATCTGATGTTATTATAATAACTTGATATGAAGATAGGCTCAAGTTATTAATTTTTGATGTCAACTTATCGTTATTAATATAATTAAATATATTTAAATTATTAACATTCATTTTCTGTATTTAACCAATTAAGCGATTTCTGCTCGTTGTGTTCAATAATAACATCCTGTTTAAATGGGTGTGGAGGACATTCTTGATCTTGTTCTATCATAAGCATTTGTTTGGGGCTAGCAATATTATCGGAACAGTATTTATCGTATAGACACCACTTATATGGACTAGATGAAATCTTATCTTCTTTACATGGTTTTTCTGAACATGTATTTTGACAGCAATATCCTGTTTTTTGGACTATTTTAACAGAACAGTTATCTGAGCATTTATCTTTGTATTGAGATTTACATCTATCAAGCCATCTATCTGTATTAATTAATGTTATATCTAATTTTGTATATGGTCCATTGAGAATTGTGGTATCTTGACAACCATCTGTATATTCTATGTAATAATAAATACAAATATCGTCATCTAAGCAATATTGAGTTTGCTGTACTGCTGCTGTAGTAGCTACTTGTGTAGTTGGTGGTACTGTTGGAGTTACTGTTGGAGGAGGACTGCATACTCCATCTACACAAACCTCACCAATAGCACAACACACCCCATTACAGCAAGAAAGGCTGTATTGACAGCATATAAGTCCACAGCATCGACCCACTGCTGGGTTACAACATTGTCCTACCCCACTTTGGCAAGCTGAAACACCCCCGCAGAAAGTAGTACCGGGTATTGTTGGACAACAAACAGGTGTACCAGCAGGATTATAACAAATAAGTTGAAAACCAATGGGGCATGGGTTTCCTGGCGGCGGTGGTGGAGGTGGTGTTGGGGGCGGAGGTGGCGGCGGTGTTGGTGGAGGAGGAGGTGGAGGAGGAACTGTTGTTGGGGGTGGTGGAGGAGGAGGTGTTGGAGGAACAGTTGGTGTTGCTGTTGGAGGAACAGTTGGCGTTGCTGTTGGTGGTACTGTTGGAGGAACAGTTGGTGGTACTGTTGGAGGAACAGTTGGTGGTACTGTTGGTGGTACTGTTGGTGGTACTGTTGGTGGTACTGTTGGAGGAACAGTTGGAGGAACAGTTGGTGTTGCTGTTGGTGGTACTGTTGGAGGAACAGTTGGTGGTACTGTTGGAGGAACAGTTGGTGGTACTGTTGGAGGAACAGTTGGAGGAACAGTTGGCGTTGCTGTTGGAGGAACGGTTGGAGGAACAGTTGGTGTTGCTGTTGGAGGAACGGTTGGAGGAACTGTTGGTGTTTCTGTTGGAGGAACGGTTGGAGGAACTGTTGGAGGAACTGTTGGTGTTTCTGTTGGAGGAACGGTTGGAGGAAC